AAATTGAAATCTGCCATCCAAGGCGGCATGCAGGGTGATTTAGTGCGCGGTGTGACAAACGCAGGCCTAGCTCAAGCAGCAACAGCGCCAAATACTGTCAGCGGTCAGTTGTCAGCAATGGGTCGAGGATTGGGAGAAATAACCTCCGATCCCAAGAAGCTCATGCAGTTTGTTAAAGACAATCCGTATGAGTCTGCTGCGTTGGCGACATCTCTGTACAACGCGTCGCAGGGGCAGCGCAAGATGCCTGAACAGAAAAAGGGCGAGCCGCTTGAAAGATTGAGATACGAGTACGATCCATATCCTATTGGCGTAGCTGGCACTAGCGAGCGTAACTACTATCCGAACGCGCGGTTTGCGCCGACGGGCGAGGTGTACGCAGCAGGCGGTGGGCTGATGTCGTTAGCAGATGGCGGCACGGTAGAGCAGATGTCCCGCATGAACGCTATCGGTGCCAACACCGGCTACCCGATGGCTAATCAAAAAGCACGTGGATACGCCACACCATCAGAGCGGCCAATCTCTCAAGACTTCATTCGCCCGATGAACTACGAAAACGTAGATCCGTACACCGGAGAGCAGAAGTTTGCTGCGGGCGGTGATATTGAAGCTGCGTACCGAGAGTTCCTTGGACGTGCGCCAGATCCCGCTGGATTGCAGCATTATTCAAATCCAAACATTTCAGCAGCTCAACTTCGCGCAGATCTGTCTTATGCGAACAATCCAGAAAGAGCAGAATTTTTAGCAACTGGTGTTCCAAGGGGCGGTACTACCACCACAACAACAACCAACCAAGCAGCAACCAACCAAGCTGCAACACAAGCAGCAACGCAAGCAGCAAGCCAAGGATCGTCCGGCACCGTCAACATTCCAGCTGGTGCTATATATGTTGGCGGGGGATATGACTATCGAGGGAAGGGGTCCTCAACGAATACTGAAGCCGTAGAGTCGCCATTTGCAAAAACGACATTTGCTCTTGGTAGCAAAGCGCCAACTAGAAGCCTACAGACCTCGGCTGCAACGCCTAGTCAGGTAGCAGACGCCTATGAGCGTGTACTTGGTCGACAGGTAGATTTGCCTGGCTTGGAGTTCTACTCGCGGCAAGCTCAAATGGCGCCATCTACGCTAGAGAAAACGTTGCAATACTCGCCTGAGTATTTCACGAACCTAGCCAAGCCGCTTGTGCCGAAGATCGTGTACGACGAGTCTGGCCGAGCCATGATCGAAGGCGGGGTTCCGTACAACCCGGCGCAGTATGGCTACCCAGGTCCTGTTGTGCCAAAGCTGGGATTACCAAGCTTGCCAGCCACCACTCCCGCAACAACTGGTGGCGCAGGAGCTGGAGCTGGTGTAGGTGCTGGTGCAGGAGTTGGGGCCGGTACTGGTACCGGTACTGGTGCCGCCGCTGGTGCCGGAGCTGGCGCAGCAGCCGGAACAGGCACTGGCAGAGAAATCAGCACAGCACCGGGCGCGTATGCGTACAACTACTTCGAGAATAAGCCCGAAGAGAATGCGCTGATTAGACAGTTCCAGACTGGACCAAATGACAAAGCACGAGCAGATTTGACCGAGCTGTATTTGACCAAGCTCGGACGTCTGCCTGATGCGGCAGGATTTGATTATTACTTGAATACCATCGGCAAGGACAACATCATTGACGCTGGTGAGCGTGAGCTGTTTATGTCGAATGCTCAGACCGAGCTTGCTGACAGAAATGCACTGGAAAGCCTGTACAGAGAGATCGGTGGTCGCGAGACAGATATTCCTGGCCGTGAATACTGGATGAGCCAGATAGGTAAAGCAGGTGGTATTGATCCTCTCAGAGAGCAGATAGCCGCCGGTCTACGAAAAGAAGTAGACATGGGCAATGCTGGTTATAACGCCGGTCTGTATGACCCCAACAGAATGGGCAGTCGTATCACTCAAGAAGAAAGCGCACAACTGAACGCAAAAGCACCATTCTTGTTTGGAACCGACCCAGTAACCAAGCAGTCCAACAACTACGCCCGTGAGCAACTTTACGATCTGTACCAAGATAATCTTGGACGTGCGCCAGACATGGGCGGCTTTGATTACTGGATCAATGAGTTTGGTAGAGACAACCGGATTGATGCTGGCGAGCGCGAGAAGTTCTTGGCGCGGGCAAGAGAGACGGGAGAAAGCGTCAAGATGGCTGCTGGCGGTATAGCAGATCTTGGCGGCTACTCTGATGGTGGCAGACTACTGAAAGGACCGGGAGATGGAGTATCTGATGATATCCCTGCTGTTATTGGCAACCGGCAGCCTGCTCGTCTTGCTGATGGTGAGTTTGTGATTCCAGCTCGTATCGTCTCTGAACTTGGCAACGGATCGACAGACGCTGGTGCGCGGAAGCTGTACGCCATGATGGACAGAATCCAGAAAGCACGGCGCAAGTCGGTCGGCAAAAACAGAGTCGCTGTTAATACCAGATCAGAGAAGCATCTGCCTGCATGAAGACTGTAGGAAAGCTTGAGTGGTTTGGTGGTAATGAGGATGCGTTTGCCATGTTCCACATGTTTGTGGATCTGTCACACGCTTGGGATGATCTGGTAGATAAAGACAAAGATTTAGCAGAGCGTGACATCAACAACGCGTTCATGATCTGCTTGGTTTACCTGCCGATGAATCGGTTCTACCAGATGATTCAGCATGCTGTTTTGCCCATGTGGATAACCGTTGTGAGTGCGTATCAGACGGCCAACCACTACGAGCAGACGAAGGATCAGCATGGCATAGAGATAGCGCACGGCCTGCGATATGCGGCGGGCAACATCATCGCTTACGCGGTGCATGTCTGTGTGGGACCAGAGAAGGCGGCTGAATACATGCCTGAAGTGTGGAAAGAAATCGTGTTTGAGCGGTATGACGAATATCGCAAGGAGCATTTAAATGTTTAGCTTCCTGAAATTCCTGTTTAACCCGGACTGGTTCACGTTCTCTATGGGCGGCGACGGTGGCGGGGGAACTCCCAGCGCTGTAACGCAGACTGCTCTGTCGTACGCGCCAGAAGTCCAGCCGCTGGTCAACCGTGTACTAGAAGAGTCTGCTGGCCTAGCGCAGCAGCAGTACCGTCCTTACGAGTACCAGCGCATAGCGGGATTTGACCCGATGCAGCTACAGGCACAGCAGGCAACGGCCAACTTGGCGGTATCTCCGTATGTGAATCCTTCTGCACAGATGGCGGGCGGCGCAGGAGCGGCAGGTCTGGCGGGCGTCTACAACCCATCTCTGCTAGCAGGTGGATCTTTCACCGATCCTGGCATGGCGCAGTCGTACATGTCGCCGTACATGCAGAACGTGGTGGACATCTCCAAGCGCGAAGCTCAACGGCAAGCAGACATTGCCCGTACTCAGCGTGGTGCGCAGGCAGCGCGAGCAGGTGCATTTGGCGGCTCACGTCAGGCCATCATGGAAGCAGAGGCGCAGAGAAATCTAGCCCAGCAGATGGGTGACATTCAGGCGCGTGGCGGTCAGGCCGCTTACGAGCAGGCAGCGCAGCAGTTCCAGTCAGAACAGGCACGTCGCCTACAGGCATCTCAGCTCGGCTTACAGTCGGCACTCCAGTCGGCACAGCAGCTGGGTCAGTTGGGGCAGTTACAGTTTGGTCAGGCCAAGGATATTGTTGGCTTGCAGGCGGCAGCAGGCGCAGAGCGTCAGGCATTGCAGCAGAAGAAGCTGAGTCAGGATTACGAAGACTTTCTACGGCAGCAGCAGTTCCCATATCAGCAAGCGCAGTTCATCATGGAGATGGCGCGTGGTATGCCGATGACTTCGACCAAGCAGCTGTACGAAGCGCCACCGTCGTTGGGTGCGCAGATCGGTGGTCTAGCAAGTATCTATGCTGGTACGAGAGCCGCGCAAGGGCTTCCAATTTTTAAGAACGGCGGCTTGATGGGGTTGGGATTGCACAAGATGACGGAGTCCTAAGATGGCTATTCCCGGTATTCAAGATATACAGGCGCTGGCTACCAAGTACAGCAAGCCTCAGTTGCAGAAGATGGCGCAAATGGGATTGATAGATCCCACCAAGGCTGTCATGGCTGGGATGATGATCGACCGCATCCAGAAGCAGAACATGCAACCGCCGCAGCAGACCGTGGCAGATGAGGTACTAGGTCAGCAACAACAGATGATGCAACAACAAGCACAGCCCGGAGTGGCTGCGCTGCCATCAGGACTGCCAGAAGAGATGGCAGGCGGCGGGATCGTTGCATTTGCCGACGGTGGAGAAGTGCCGGGATATGCAGATGGTGAGTTGGTATCTGCCGAGGATACATTCCGCAGAGGTCTGGCTTCTTTGCCAGAGGCTATAGCGCGAGAAACACCCGCTGCACCTACTGCGCCGCCAGCGCGTCAGCCGGTAGTAATGCCGGGTGGTTACGCGTTGCGCGACTACAAGATGCCGGAAGAGCGCACCTACGCTGGTGAGTTGAAACGGATGCAAGAGGAAGAGCGCCTAGCCGGTATTGATACGGGTGAGTTGATTCGTTCGATGCGCGAAGAAGAAAAGGCGCGTCGAGAGGAACTGAAGGGTCGTAGAGATCAGGCCAAGGGTGAAGCCCTGATGATGGCTGGATTTGGCCTACTAGGCGCACGTCAAGGCAAGGAGTTCGAAGCACTGTCTACAGCAGGTCGTCAGGCGTTGATGCAGTACAGCGGCACGATGAAGGAAATCCGTGATACCGAACGCGACATCACCAAGGCAGAGCGCGATCTGTTGATGGCAGAAGATCGGTTGAAACGCGATCAGTCTGGCAAGGCAAGAGAGAGAGTCAATCGCTACGAAGATCAACTCCAGGCACTTGAGCAGCGTCGTGTTGACCAAGAGAACAAAGCGCTTGAAAAATCATCTGAACTGTACATTACCAAGTACGGTGTTGATGAGAACGCAAAGCGTGCGCTGGAAGTGGCTGACAAGTCTGGTCAATACCAGCTTGCTGTGGCTAAGATTCACGCGATGTCTGCTGGTCGTCCGGGCGAAACAGAGCGCCTACTAAGCAGGTACCACGACATCCTTGCTAAACAAGGACCAGAAGCTGCTGGCAAATTCATGGGCGACATAGATCGTATCCGTGGCGCTGGCAAACCACAGAACATCATGAGCTACGAAGAAGCCATGAAGATTGTGGCAAATGATCCTATGAACGCTGGCAAGACATTGCAGCAAAAACAAGAGATGGCGCGACAAATGATGTCATCTGATCCTATGCGATCAGGTGCTGCGCCTGCTCCAATGACTTCGCCCCCAGCGGGAGCTGTTGATTATCTGAAAAAGAATCCCGGCTTGGCAGCAGACTTTGACGCTAAGTATGGACAGGGAGCGGCAGCGCGTATTCTAGGGAAATAACAAATGGCAAACCCTTTTGACCAGTTTGACGTTGCAACCAAAGCTGGCAATCCGTTTGACCAGTTTGATGAACCTGTAAAGCGCGGTCGCACGACTGGCGAAGCTATCAAAGACGTAGGCGCCGGACTGGTATCCGGTGCTGGTGCGTTGGCACAGTTACCGGGTCAGCTATACGGCCTAGCTACGGGCGAGTTCTCTGATACTGGTTTGACCAAGGTTGGCCGTCAGCTGCGTGAGACCGGCGAAGGCATGAAGTCGGAAGAGCTGAAACGCTTGGAAGCAGAGCGTGCAGCCAAGATCAAAGAAGCCGGCAAAGAGGGCGAGCTGTCTGCTGGTATTACAGCATTCAAAGAAACCATCGCCAATCCTGCGCTGCTCAGTAATTTCATCGCAGAGCAGGCACCCAATCTTCTCCCCGGATTAGCAGTTGCACGCGGCTTGAGTCTTGCCGGTGCTGGCGCACGCACGGCCGTGGCAGGCGCTGTCGGCACAGGTGCTACGCAGCAGGGCGCAGATATCGGTGCAGAGACGTTCAAAGAGCTACATAAGAAGCTGGTAGACCAAGGCGTATCGCCGGAAGAAGCTACTGGCCGTGTGCTGGGCTACGCACGTACTGCCGGCCTCGAAGCTGGCGTCATATCTATTGCTGCTCAGATGTTGCCGGGCGGTCGCGCTATTGAGCGGGCGATGGCCAAGACACCGATCAAGGGCGGCAGGATTCTTGGCGGCATCAAAGGTGGTGCTGGCGAAGCTATCAGCGAAGCGATTGAAGAAGGCGGCGGCAAGGTAGCGCAGAACCTTGCGGTACAAAAGGTTGATCCCACTCGCAGCCTGACAGAAGGTTTGGGCGAGACGATGGGTATGGCTGCTGTTGGCGGCTTGGGTCTTGGTACTGCGGCAGGCGTGACTGGTCGCAGAGAAGCGCCTGCGGAAAAACCACCGGCACCTACAGCAGAGCCAACTGCGGAACCAGCTGCTGCGCCTCCTGCTGCTGCACCACCTCCCACAGAAGCCGCACCTCCTGTGGAACCACCGCCTTCACCGCCTTCATTTGCCCCACCATCAGATGATGCTGTGTCTGCGATGACCAATTACTGGGAGGGCAAGCCAGAAGACTTCGGCATGTCGTTCTCTGACATCCAGAACCGTGATCGTTCTAAGCCAGCATCTATTCAGCAGATGACCAGCATTGCGGCAGAGCCTGATTACAACCGACTGTCTGTGTCTAAAGACTTTGGCGCTGGCGCACCCGTGGTAATCAGTGATGTGGAATTAAACTCGCAGCGGTTGGGACGCATCGACACAGTGTCTGCCTCTGATGGCACGAAAATACCTGTGCAGTATGCGGTGATTGACGCTGGCTTTATTGTCCCTAGCAATCGCGCAGATGGCACAACAGTCCCTGAGTACGCAGATCCTGAGTTCTCTGGCATTCGTCCGGTAGCAGGTAATGGTCGTGTTGCCGGATTGCAGCGAGCATTCCAAGAGGGAACGGCGAACGACTACGTCAGCAGCTTGGTCAATGATCCTAGCCATGGCATAGACCCAGAGGTCATACGTCAGGTTGGTCAGCCCATGCTGGTGCGGATCATGCCCAAATCAGCACTCACGCCTGATATTGCTGACAAGAGCAACGTCGGCGGTCAGCTTGGCATGTCCCCGACAGAGCAGGCAAAGATTGACATGGGCAGGTTTGACTTGCAGGGGATCGAGTTCCTTGCAGATGGCAACGCGTCCTTGAAATCGCTGCGGCAGTTTGTTGCCGCTATGCCGCAGGAAGAGCAGGCGAATCTGATCAACAGACAAGGCCAGCCCAATCCGATAGCAAAGCTACGTCTAGCCAACGCACTGTTTGCAAAGGCGTACGCGAATGACGCGCTGATCGATCTGTACGCAGAGGCAACCGACCCAGAAGCACAGCAGATCCTGAAAGGGATGTCGATTGCTGCGCCCGCCATGTCGAACCTGGAAGGCGCTGGTGACTATGACGTCCGGCAGTATGTAGCGAAAGCAGCAGAGCTGGCAGTCAACGCACGTCGGCAGGGTGTAGACCTAGCTACGTACGTAGATCAGGGTGACATCGAGATGGATCCGCTGACCCGCGAGGTAGTCAGCATGTTTGCCGCCAACAAGAATGCACCACGCAGAATCGGCGATTCTCTGAGTAGTCTGGCAGCAGAAGCACAGAAGGCATACACAGAAACACAGGGTGGACCAGATCTGTTTGGCAATGCACCTGTCGCGCGTCCTATCGAGGACGTGTTTGCGGTGTTGCGCGGTGAGCCTACTGCGCCTGCGCCGGTAGCTGTAGAGCAGCCAGAGAAGCAAGAGTACAAGATCGACAAGTCAACCACAGAGATTGCCAAAGAAGTAGATGGCATGAATGTGATAGAGGTGGCTGACTGGCTGATAGCCAACGCGCCTAATAGCTTCGCAAAGATCGTAGCGCAAGCTGTGCGCGCGCGTGTGAAGTCGATGCAAGATCGCGGCATACCGATGTCGTTCAAGGTGCTGCGTGGCGGTCGTCGGCGTAAGAATGTTTATGGCATGGTCACAGGTTGGACTTTGCCAGAGGCTAAGTTCGACGTAACCATCAATGGCCCGAACGTTGCCGGACAAGAGAAGAAGGTTGAGGGTACGAACTACCGCACACTGCTGCACGAGATGCTGCATCTTGCGACACAGGGACAGCTCACGATTGCAGAGAAGACCAAAGCTAAGAATCTTATCGGTCCTTACCAAGACCTTGAGAAACTGCGCAAGTTCATCATCAAAAAGGTCAAAGCAGATCAGGCTAACAACGTTCCTGTACCGCCAAAGCTGAACACTCGGCAGGCCTTAAAAGATGTACATGAGCTGATCTCCTACGGCATGTCAGAGATCGAGGTGCAGAAGTATCTGGCTGACGTGGACTTCAAGGACAAGAACGCATTCACGCGGTTTGTGGATGCTATCCGCCGCCTGCTTGCTATCAACAGGTCAGAGCAGAGTGCGCTGGAGCGTCTGGTATCACTGTCGGAAGAAACGCTGGAAGTGCCAGTAGAGGATATTGCCAAGCAGTTCACCTCGTACGGTGCGAGGTATGGCGTGTCTACGCCGGAGGTTTCTGAAGAGCGTGAGCCTTTCTCTGACGTTCCCAAGGATGAAGAGCCCAAGCGCAACCAAGATTTCTTGGAAGAGAAGTGGAAGCGCATGAAAGAGGGCGCACCCAAGGACAAGCCACCTAGCTTCGATGGCGTGTCTGATGATGTTTGGTCGCAGATCAGCAAGACTTTCTTCCCGCAGAACAAGAACATCATCCAGAAGATCGACAGCATGCGCGACAGCTTCTGGCAGCGTCTGGCACAGGGCATAGCCGATCAGTACCGTACTATCAAGGACTACAGCGAAGAGGCTTACATGAAAGCCCGCATGTCCAAGACAATCGACGGGGCGCTGGAGGGCATCCTGTTCAACGGCCAGGTCAAGCTGACTAACGGCGCTCTGGATATCAAGCCCAATACCAAAGGACTCATGCAGGCGCTAGAGCCTGTGGGTAACGAGGTAGACCGGTATCAGATCTGGGTAGCGTTGCAGCGTGATGCCGAGCTTGTAAGGAAAGGCAAAGCACCGTCTGTGTCGAAGGAGTTGGTGCAGCGCCGTGACGAACTATCTGCTGGCAAGATCGGTAACAAGTCACGCCTAGAGGTGTACGAGCAAGTTCAGCGGGACATGAAAAGGCTTAACGGTTCTGTACTAAGCATCGCCTTACGGCAGGGCGTGATTGACAAAGAAGCGTACAAGATTTTCCGGCGCGACATCAACTACATCCCGTTCTACAAGGTGATGGATGAGGGTGGCGACGTGCAGGCTGCGGCCACCAAGTCGGGACTGGTAAACCAGTACTTCTCGAAGGCGCTGAAGGGCGGTGAGCGTCCGTTCGGCGATCTGATGGAAAACACCCTGCGTAACTGGAGCCACATCCTGTCTTCGTCGATGAAGAACGAAGCCGCTAACGCCACGATTCGTGCGGCGATGGATGTCGGTGCAGCATTCCCGAACCTGAAGGTTGGTCTGCGCTGGGAAGATGGCAAGGTCTACAGCGACAAGAGTGGCGAGATGATCGGTGACGGCAAGCTAAAGCCGGAGTACACCACCAGCGGCAAGGGCAAGATCCAGACCATGATCGACGGCAAGCCTGCGTACTTCGAAGTAGCTGATCCGCTGCTGCTGGAATCCATCATGTCTATTGGGTACATGGGTCCGAAGTCTAAGTTCTTAGACATCGCCCGTGACTTCAAGAACCTGCTGCAATTTGGCGTCACGCTGTCTCCAGCGTTCAAGATTCGCAACTTGTTCCGTGATTCCATCTCGGCTATCGCAGTATCAGACTTGAAGCGCAACCCGTTTGCCAACGTGATTCAGGGCTGGGCGGCATCTGACCGCAACAATCCTGCGCATATCTCAGCACTGGCAGGTGGTGCCATCTTCAACTTTGGTTCTGCGTACGAAGGCGATCAGTCAAAGATGATCCGTCGGCTGCTGGATCAGGGCATCAAGGGTGAGAACATCCTTGATAACAAGAGCAAGATAACGAACGCGCTGCGCACGACATGGACTGCCTACCAAGATCTGGGCAACAAGTCGGAATCTGCCAACCGTATGGCGCTGTACCAGCAGCTGCGAGACACGGTTAATCCGAAGACGGGTGAGAATTTTACCCACCTTGAGGCATCGTTCTACGCCCGCGATCTGCTGGACTTCTCCATGCAAGGTGCGTGGCCTGCCTTCCGCTTGGTCACACAGGTCATCCCGTTCTTGAATGCTCGCGTGCAGGGTTTGTACAAGCTTGGCCGTGACGGCATCGTGCCGACCAGCCGGGTGATCTACAACACCGTTAATGGCAAAGACATCAGCGCAACCGACAAGCAGAAAGCAGAGCAGTTCAGCATTGTCATGTCTGCTGTGGCACTAGCGTCTTTGATGTTGTACATGGCATTCAAGGATGACGAGGAGTTCAAAAAGCGCGAGCAGTGGGATCGGGATAACTTCTGGTGGTTCAAGCTGCCCGGTATGGACGCTGCTGTACGAGTTCCAAAGCCATTTGAGATTGGCGCATTTGGCACGATGGTTGAGCGCGTAGCAGAGCAGATCTTTGACCAAGGCGCAGAGGGCAAGGTATTTGAGCAGAGCTTGAAGCGCATGCTGACAGACACCTTTGCGATCAACCCGATCCCGCAGGTCATCAAACCGCTGGTAGATCTGTACGCTAACAAGGACAGCTTCACAGGCGCACCGATTGAGACTGCTGGTATGGAGCGTCTGTCTAAGGCAGAACGTATTGCTGAGAAGACTAGCCCGCTGGCCATCGCGCTATCCAAGGTCACCAACGTCTTCCTGCCGGAAAGCACAGAGGTATCTCCGGTGCAGGCAGACTACGCCATCAAGGGTTATCTAGGCTGGTTAGGCGGTACTGCTTCATGGTTGTCGCACTACGCTGTACAGCCGTTCTCAAAGTCTGCGTATCCTGATAACAACTGGACTGAGACCATGTCTGCTGGTTTTATCAAGACGCTGCCAGCCACGCAGTCCAAGTACGTTACAGCGTTCTACGAGAACAACAAGGAGATCGCCCAGGCTTACGCTGATATGCGCCACTTCGCGCAGCTAGGCAACGCGGACAAAGTGCAGGAGATCCTGAAGGAGAAGGGTGACAAGATCGCCATGGCCAAGTTCTACGATAACGCGTCCAAGGATATGGCAAAGATGCGTCAGGCCATCCTGCATATTCGTAACGACGAGAACATGTCTGGCGCTCAGAAGAAGGAAGAGATCGACCGGTTGAAGGTGGTGATCGGTGAGATCGCCCGCCAGATGGAGGAGTCGCGGCTAGAGGTCAAGAAGCAGTATGCAGCCTCTCGATAGTCATGGCCATCAGATCCCACTCGGTGAGCTTGTACCGTGTGTAAAAGCCCTTGCTACCTAGCCCGTGATAGCCGCTCGATCCCTGATGATGTTCAGGGCAGAGCGGTATTACTAGCCAGTCAGAAGCCCGCTGCGCCCCGCCTACAGCGTCGCGGGGATGATGCAGATGAGCAGGCGTATGCCCGTAGCCAAGATGGTGACACAGCACGCAGCCTATGTTGGCTACTTCGTTCATGTACTGCTTAACTGGTTTCAATGATCTTCTCCGGGTCGTAGTGTAGATCCCATATCTCTTGCGGGACTTCGATTGATTTGTGACGATACCCGCACTCGCGACAGATCCGTCGCCGCTCCACAAAGTCGAACGTGCGGGATACATCTTGGAACTTGCGGGTGTCTATCACTTGCGTAGGTTTGTCACAGGTCGGGCACCACATTTTTTGGCCTCGATTTTAGGTAGCAGTCTTTACATAGCCACTGACGGCGGTTGCGCTGTACTTTGAAGTAACCGCCAGGATATCGACGAAAGCTACCGCAAGTACCGCACCACCGATCTGGCTTACTTGAGGATTTTGTCGGCAGCAAGGATGATCGTCTCCAGTGAGGTCAGCGTTGGCCGGTATCCCAGTGCATACGCTGCCGTGTTGGTAGAGTAGTAATTCTGTTTCACACCCGTAGGAGACAGGCCTGTCAGGTTTCCGACAGTCTCGTACTCTAGCCCATATCGTTCTGCCATGGTGGTGAGCAGTGATGTCTTGCTCACTGGCTGTCTGCTGTAGCAGTCTATCGCCGTGTTGATCTGGCCGGTATTCATCAGCACGTAGATCATCTGGTAGAAGTCCAGCGGTCCGACGTAGTCGCGCATGATGTTATTGCGGTCGACTTGGAACACTGTCTTTGTCTGGATGGCACGGATGATGTCGCTGATCATGAACCGCTGCTTCAGGTTGCAGGTGCTGCTGAAGTAGTTGTACAGCCGCAGGTCAATGATGTTGCGGCCAGTCACGCGATGGCGGATCTCAGCCTGCGCCTTTGCGATACCGTAGTAGTGCTGTGGTTGTACGTTGTTGATCGGGATGATGGCGTTCTTGTTGGCATCTGCTGGGGTCAGGAAGTTGTCCCCGAAGACTGCCCCGCTGCTAATGAAAATGTACTTACACTCGCGGTGCTGATTGATGTAATCCAGCGCCATTTCGTCAAAGGTTTGCGTGATCTTGAAGATATCTGCGCCCAGCCGCTGGATCATCGCAGGGTCACCAGCGCCGACGAAGTTGATGATCACGTCCGCATCCTTCAGTGATTTGAAGTCAGCGTACGGGCGGGCAAAGAAGTTCTTAAAACCCTTCTCCACCATCCAACGTGATGCCGAAGACGGCTCCCGCGAGAACAGCTCTAGGAAATGCTCGTCGTTGAAAGAAGTGATTAAGTCTTTGGCAACGGTACTCCCCGCACCCATGATGACGATTCTCATAGCTCTCCCTGTTTGAGTAAGTATTCTCTGTCTCCGACCATGCCGCAGACCTTAGAGTTCAGTGCTTTCACAGAAACGGATATGTCCCATTTGTGCAAAGACTCCAGCATCCAGCTGCCGAACCCGCCGTCTTCAAGATGATCTTCGTAGGTGGTGATGTGTTCAAAATCCCCCGCCATGTAACTTTGATCTTCCTTGTACTTCATACCCCATAGCGGGCAGGTGTAGTACTCGCCCGGCGCTGTTAGCCTGACTGGCGGGGTGCCTGTGAATACGTGCGCCACGTAAGCTTTGTCGCCCTCCACGACATCAAAGGGATACCACTTGCCTGGCGCCATCTTGTACATCTTCTTGTGTATCTGCTTCTCCCCGCCTCGGCCAAGACGCAGGTAGCTGGGCTGTGGATTCTCAAGTAGGTATTGGATACACGCCCGCGCTTCTAGGTCATCGCAGGGTGAGGCGATCAGCATGTTGGGCATAGATCGCATCAAGGCAAAGTCCTGCACGGCGTGATGGCTGTAGCCCAGATTGCCGTAGGCTAGACCACCGCCGACTGTCACGACCGTCACAGGCACGTTGTGATAATCCACGTCGTTCCTGATCTGCTCGGCACAGCGGAAGGTGGAAAAGTTACCGATGCTGTAGACGAAGACGTGATAGCCCTCAGATGCTAGCCCAGCAGCCATGCCCATCATGTTCTGCTCTGCCACGCCAGCGTTGATGAAGTTCTTGGGAAAGCGTTTGGCAAACTCCTCTACCACGCCCCAGCCCAAGTCGCCGGTGATCAGCATGACAGGATCACCACGCTCGGCGGCGATGGTCAGTTCTTCCATCAGGATGTTACGCATGCTCGATCTCCATAATGGCTTGGATCAACTGCTGCTCATCGGGGTACTTGTAGTGCCACTCCACCTTGTTCTCCATGAAGGAGACGCCTTTGCCCTTGGTGGTGCGGCAGATGATGGCCGTCGGCTTCTCGGCATCTAGCGTACGGATCAACGCCTTGAAGATGTACCGAGGATCATGGCCGTCGATGTCCTGCACATCCCAGCCAAACGCCCGCAGCTTGGCGTCCAGTGGCTCTAGCGACAGGGTCTTATCCACCGTCGTGATGCTCTGGAGATTGTTGTAGTCCACAATCATGGTCAGGTTGTTAAGCTTGTGGTGAGCAGCAAACATGATGGCCTCCCAGTTGCTGCCCTCCTGTAGCTCACCGTCAGATACCAGCACGCGGACTTTGTGCTGATCACTGGCTATCGCTTTTCCGACACCCACTGGCAGACCATGGCCAAGACTGCCTGTCGACCATTCGACACCCGGCACCTTGTGGCTGGCGTGGTGCATCAACGGCGATCCGTTCTGGCCGTACTCCTCCAGATTCAGGTTGTAGCCGCTGTGCTTCAGTGCTGCGTACAAGGCGACGGTGGCATGACCTTTCGACAGGATGAGCTTATCCTCGGCAAAGTCTGAGTACAGAACAGCCAAGATGTCTGCACAGGACAGAGCGCTGCCGATGTGGGATGCCTTCGCCCGATGAACCATCTTCAGGCTGTCGATCCTGATCTTCTTGGCCATGTCTTGGATTGCTTTTAGCTCTGCCATCAGCGACTTTCCATAAACTCATCAATGGTGTCGCAGACGTATAACAGCATCTCCTCTGTCAGCGCAGGCTGCACACCCAGCCAGAAGGTGTTGTTCATGATGTAGTCCGTGTTCTCCAGCAGGCCGTGGACGCGATAACGCTGGCCTTGCATGAACGGCTGCTTGATGGCGTTGCCTGCAAACACCAGCCTGCATCCGATCTGGCGCGACTCTAGGAACTTGGTCAACTCATCCCGCGTGAAGTTGGCCGACGGAGAGATCGTGATCGGGAACCCGAACCAGCTTGGGCTTGCTTCTGGGTAGACAGCCGGTAGCCAGAACTCCTCTCCGGTCAGTCGCTCTTTCAGGTAGCCGTAGTTGGACTTACGGGTGGAGATGAAGTGATGCAGCTTCTCCATCTGTGCCACGCCGCAGGCAGCCTGTAGCTCGGTGATCCGCAGGTTGTAGCCCAGATGTGTGTACACGTACTTGTGGTCATACCCGTACGGCAACTCTCCGAACTGTTGATCGAACCGGCGCTTGCAGGTGTTGTTCTGTCCTGGCTCGCACCAGCAGTCTCTGCCCCAGTCACGGAAGGACTCTACCAATCGGCTGAGTTTGGTGTTGTTGATAATGACAGCACCGCCCTCACCGGTTGTGATGTGGTGCGCCGGGAAGAAAGACAGCGTGGCCAAGTCGCCGAACGTGCCGACGTAGCGGTTGCCCCACCGTGCGCCCAGCGCGTCGCAGCAGTCTTCTATCAGCCATAGCTTGTGCTTGTCTGCTAGCGCCCTGACTGCGTCCACGTTGAACGGATTGCCCAGCGTGTGGGCGATCATGATGGCCTTGGTCTTCTTCGTCACCGCGTTCTCCAGCTCACGGGTGTCGATGTTCAACGTACTGTTGACATCCAAGAACACAGGGATGGCACCGCACTGGATGATCGGCGCGATGGTGGTCGGGAATCCGCAGGCAACCGTGATCACCTCATCTCCCTTCTGGATAGCCCTGTTGCCAAGGGTTGGCGATGTCAGGGCGGAGAAGGCGATCAGGTTGGCGGAGCTGCCAGAGCTGACGGTACGCACGGCCTTGCAGCCGAGGAACTTGGTCAGCTCATCTTCCAACTGGCGATTGAAGGCGCCCGCCGTCAACCACCCACGGTCGACGGCTTCGTGCATCAACGCTTTCTCCCGATCTCCGACCACTTGGCCGGAGGCAGGGATATAGGTTTTGCCGGGTACGAACATTTACACCTCTTGTGGTTGAGGGATCTGTGGCTTCTCTGTCAGGATGCCGTCGAACTTGTGAGTACCGATATGTGCGAGCTGCGCCCACGGTGCCGCCCAGACGGTGCCGCCGCACTTGTCACGCCAGATCTTGCAGAAGTGGTAGTCCTCCGACAGCAGGCGCTCGCCCAGCGGTTCGATACTGGTAGCAAAGAACTCATGGATACGCTCGTTGCCGATGTTCCCACCAAGGTCATTGGTGTCGTTGACATAGGTAGGCACATGATCCTTCAGCTGCTCGAAGACCTCGCGCTTGATCATCATGAAGCCAGTGCCGCCGTTCCAGATCTCTACCGGCTTGTCCAGTTCTACCCGTTGCTCGTTCTGGTAGTCAATCAGGTTGACCACGAAGGAGCCGCTGTACTTGCGCAGCTCATGCGGTGGCACACCAGCCACGGCAGCAGCATGAACCTGTGTCCAGTTGATCTCCTTCTTGGGATAAATGCCGCAGATGATTGGCTTGTCTGACAACAGCATGGGCAGCACGTCTGCCGGGTTGAAGTGGATGTCCGCGTCGATGAACATCATGTGGGTGAAGTCTGTCTTCAGGAAACCATGCACCAGTGCGTTACGTGCCCGCTGGATCAGGGACTCGTTGAACAGGAATGAGCAGGCCATGTCCACGCGGTTCTCACGCAGCATGTTCTGTAGTGTCATCACGGACTGCGCGAAGTAGCCAAAGCACTGGCCCCCATACATTGGCGTACTGACAAATAATTTAGCCATTTTTCCAAACCCTTCCATGTTTAATGTTGTTAATTGTTTGCCGAGAAACATTGAACTCCAAAGCTATCTTGGAGTCAGAATTTCCTAGATTGATGCGGTGTTTGATATCTTGGACATCTTTGCTTCTTAACTTCGCCATCGGATTTTTTTCTCCGAGAGTGCTTCTTTTCTTTCTTGCCATGTCTTCCAAGTTTTGTTTCTGGGTGCCAAGGAAAAGATGGGCAGGGTTGACGCAATAAACATTGTCGCAAGCATGGCAAACGTTCATTCCTTCCGGTATGGGTCCGATAAATGCTTCGTAACTTGCCCTGTGGGCGTAGTGTTTCCTGTTGTTGCTAATAATTTGGCCATAGCCCCTGACCGTGGTTGTTCCAGTCCATATCCAACAGCCTGCTTCTGGAATTTTTTCCACCTTTGCTTCGATGCGTTCTGTGCTTAACGGAACAATTCTTTCCATTTAGATCTCCTAGTATTTCCAGATTTGTCGCTTCGTCCACGGGAAGTCCGTGAACTTGCTACGCATGAACTCGTTGTTGTTAATGAAAGCCTGTTTGCTCATTCCTCCTGAACCGTCGTGAGATAGTCTGTAAGACACACTGTGCTTCCCAGTAGTGCCGCATTTGATCTTGGCCTGCATGAGTGATGCTTGGAACGAACGGTCAGATACCACCGGCACGTACCACGCATGGCTGTGCTTGCGGGCGATGTCTGCCCTGACCGCGTAGCAAGAGTTGTCTACCAAGTAATGTCCGCTGGCGTTCGGCTGCATACCCAGTGACTCGCAGTTGTCATCACAGATGTAGCCGCCTTCGTTGTCCACGATCTTGCGCAGGCTGTACGCCCAGCCCAAGTCGTGATCCTGCATCAACGCAACGAGGGACTCGATGTGGTCGGGGTCGTAGTAGTTGTCGTCGTCGAGGTAGAAGATGAGATCTTCGTTGATGAGATAGGGTGCAGCAGCAAATACAGGAGCCATAGCAAGACCACCGCCGCCATTAGCGCAAGGTAGGTAGACGGCGACCGTGTCACTCGATACCAGAGACTGGACTTTGTCGGAATGCTCTTTGCCATGGGCGAATACATAGTGGGTAGCTTTATAAGTTTGGGTTTGAACGCTGGCTATACATTGTCTCAGGGTATCTCTGCCCTGTGTGCTGGTAACTACGGCAACGGAGATCATGTAACTCCCTTCATCAAGTGCATACGCAGGAAGTCTTTGAACGTCTCGTTCACGCCATCGGCGAGTGAGGTTCTAGCCTTCCATCCCAGTTCGTTGATCTTGGATACATCCAGCAGCTTGCGTGGTGTGCCGTCAGGCTTGGTGGCATCGAACTCCAGCTTGCCCCGAAAGCCCACGGTCTTGCAGATCAGGGTGGCAAGTTCTTTGATGGTGACGTCTTGGCCGGTGCCGATGTTGATCAGCCCGCCGTCGTAGCCGATCTCCATTAGGTGGACACAGGCTTCTGCCAGATCGTCGACGTACAAGAACTCACGCTGGGCGTTGCCGGTACCCCAGACGGTCATGGTGTCATCGCCGTTGGCCTTGGCCTCGTACGCCTTGCGGATCAGCGCAGGCAGGACATGGCTGTTCTGAAGGTCGTACTTGTCACCCACGCCGTAGAGATTGGTGGGCATGACAGAGATGTACTTGCGACCGTACTGTTTGTTGTACGCCTCACACATCTTGATGCCGGCGATCTTGGCAATCGCGTAGGCTTCGTTGGTGGGTTCCAGAAGGCCGGTCAGTAGGTACTCTTCCTTGATCGGCTGCGGTGCCATCTTCGGGTAGATGCAGGACGATCCCAAGAACATGACGTTATCAATGCCTGCCTGATGCGCGAGACGCAACACGTTCAGCGCGATCATGGCGTTGTCGTACAGGAAGTCTGCTGGGAATGTCTTGTTGGCCATGATGCCGCCGACCTTCGCCGCGCAGATGAAGACGTAGTCCGGCTTCTCAGCGAACATCTTGAACACGCTGGTCTGCATACGCAGGTCTAGGTCAGCGGTCATGACGTTGTACTTTTTGTGCTTCAACAATCTGGCTATCGCTCGGCCGACCATCCCCTTGTGGCCAAGCACCATGACGTTCTTATGCAAGTTGAGCCTCCACCATTTCATTCACAAGTTGATCAAACGTAATCACCGGCTTCCATCCCAGCTTCTGTCTGGCTTTCGTGGCATCACCGCACAGGCTGTCCACCTCTGCTGGACGCAGGTAGCGCTCGTCGATATCAATGATCAGCCTTCCATCGCAGAAGCCCACCTCGTTAACGCCAGATCCGCTCCAGACGATGTTCATACCTAGCCGCAAAGCCACGGCTTCGACGAACTGGCGCACGGTGTACTGTCTGCCGGTGGCGATCACGAAGTCTTCTGGCTCCTCTTGCTGGAGCATCAGCCACATGGCGTTGACGTAGTCCTTGGCATGTCCCCAGTCCCGCATGGCGTCCAGGTTGCCGAGCGTCAGCTTCTTCTGCTGACCCCTCTTGATCCGGCACAGTGCTTTGACAATCTTCTGCGTGACAAAGGTGTCGCCCCTGCGTGGGGATTCGTGGTTGAACAGGATGCCGGAGCAGGCGTACATGCCGTAGGCTTCGCGGTAGTTGACCGTGATCCAGTGGGCGTACAGCTTGGCTGCGCCATACGGACTACGCGGACGGAAGGGTGTGTCCTCATTCTGCGGCGCTGGGCTGGAGCCAAACATCTCGCTGGTGGATGCTTGGTAAAAGGCGGCATCTGTAAATACACAGGCTTCCAGCAGGCGCAAGGTGCCGACAGCATCGGCGTTGGCCGTGTACTCCGGCTGCTCAAAGCTGACAGCCACATGGCTCTGAGCGGCTAGGTTGTAGACCTCGTCTGGCTTTACCTTCTTGACGATGTGCGCCAAGTTGCTGCCGTCGGTCATGTCGCCGTAGTGCAGGTGGAAGTGCGGGTTGTTAAACAGGTGATCGACTCTCTCCGTGTTCAGGTTAGAGCAGCGGCGCTTGATGCCGTGGACTTCGTACCCTTTTGATAAAAGCAGTTCTGCCAGATAGGAGCCGTCTTGTCCGGTAACTCCTGTGATCAATGCTTTCATTCTTTTTCCTTCAATTTCTTTTTCAGTTCTGTGTTCTCGTCCATCAAGTCTTGCAGCATCTTGATGTGTTCCTTGTGCCTAGCCTCCATCACGCTGACTACCTTCTCAAAGTCCGTTGCCCAAGAACTCATCTTCCCCCTCAAAAGGCTGGCGTTATACCAGACGTAATTGGCATCAATGCCTTCAACAACAACGTTGTCTTTCATGACAAATTGCTTAACATGATCTGGCATATCTTCCATATCACTCTCCTATTTGTGTTCTTCTATTAATCTGTACAGCTGTTTGACTTCGTGTTCGTTGCTAAATTGGATAGCCGCTTCTGACCGGATGAACGCGTCGATGGCTTCCAGATATTCCATGTACCGTTCGTAACTGATGCCAGACAGGTAGTTGTACAAGTCTTCCCAGTCACCAAAGTCCCGCATGTCGATGAAGCACTCGCGCGGGATGTGGTCGGCCACGTTGGGTGCGCCCCAGTAGACCGGCACGACACCGGCCATGAAGGCGTCCAAGATCTTCTCGCTGATGTACCCGACGGCGTGGTCGCAGTTCTCGAAAGTCAGGGCGAAGCGGTAATTGTTGTACGTCTGGATCTTGTTGTTGGTTGATCCCTTGGCGCAGAAGAAAGTCTTGATATCCCAGCCCTTGCCGTACAGGTCGAAGTCGAACATGGCGTTACGCTGAAACCAGAATATTGCGTCGATCCGTTTCGGGTACAGACTGTTGGGATGCTGCATGTTCTTAGCCGTTTGGATCATGGCAATTAGCTTGCGGCGCTCGAACTCGCTGTGGCTGATATGGCAACGCTGCCTGCTCTCCCAGTCCACGGTGAAGTTGTGCTTCTCGTAGATGCCCTTGCCTGCTAGCCGGTCATCCCATGTCAGCACCTTTGTGAACTGATCGTGGTACGCGGTGTCCCAGTTGTCAGGCAGGATGATGTCTGGCTCGTAGAGGATCAGGATCTTGCGGGCGTTGCCGATCTCTGGCTCTACTCGTGGCCGATCCATGTAGATGACCAAGTCCAGCTCCTTGGGGTCTACCTGATCCAGTGTGTACAGCTCGATGCCGTTTGTCCGGCATATGCTTTGCATTTCTATCGTCACCCGGCACAGGTTGTACAACTCCATCCACGGCCGCAGCAGGTTGTGGCCGATGTCGCTGTTCTCATTCTTGAACAGGTATCCGTCACGGGTGATGAACTCGTAGTGGTTCTGGATAGCAACCTTCATTCCTCTTCCTTCCTGATAGCTGCTGCGATAGCCAACGTGCCGTAGCCTTCCATGCCCATCTTCTCCACCAGCGTGGCGCAGCGCTCACGTTCTGCCAGGGTGACCATCTTTGAGAACTTGCGCATCCACGCCATCGCCGCAGCATCTGGTGCGTAGATCAGGTCCTCGCCTTCTGCTGCTTCATTTGCCATCTGGAATAGTCTCCGGCTCATCCAAAGATCAGGTTGAAAAACCCCCGCACCATCGTGATCACAACCGCGATGGCCACGTAGATCAGCACCATGCAGGCGCCAACATCGAACGGCGAGATGTTCTTACGCATGAAAGCACCGAAGCGGCTCTCTTCTTCAATCACGTTGTTGCCATCACCAACCGACTGGTAGAACTTGGGTACGTAGTGAGCGCCAATCTTGGGCGGATCTTCTTTGATGAACTGTCCATCTCTTAGCATGTTGCCTCCTAAGTATTGTTTCTGCCTGCCCGCATGAGATCACCCGCGTAGACATGCTGGCCTACGTGGCGTAACTCAATGGTGGGGTCGGCGTATATTTTGCCACCCTCCTTCTTCCACAACTCACAGAAGTGATAGTCTTCTGACAACAGCAATCCGAGTTCGGTGATGCTGGTGCCGAAGAACTCTCGCGTGAGCGGGGCTAAGAACTGGCCATTATCTTGGATCAGGCTGGTGCGGTAGGTGGGTACCTTGAACCGCATCGCCTTCAGTACATTCCTGTGGATCATCATGAATCCTGTGCCGCCGTGCAGGACTTCTACCAGCCCGTCCTCGTCCAGCGGCACCTTGTCTGGGTCGCCGTGATCGTTCACCGCGTTCAACACATACGAGCAGCCGAACTTGTCGATGTCCTTCTCCCCGCGCAGCGCGGCCTTGCGGATACGATCCCAGAATAGAAACTTCTTCGGGTAGATACCGCAGACCACATCCTTCTTGTGCTGGAGCAGCCGGTAGATACCGTCGGTGGGAAACCAGATATCGGCATCTATGAACATCAGGTAGTCATCCTGTGTCTCATCCAAGAAGTATCGGGCGATCTCGTTGCGCGCGCGGGTGATCAGCGCCTCTTTGTTCATGAACTGCCAGCGCGTCTTTATCCCTTCCCGCTCTAGGAAAGACAGGTTCCGAACTAGGCTGTCGACGTACTCCATGAACATGGCACCGCCGTAGGCAGGTGTGCCAATCATGATGGTGGGCTTGCCATCAATCATTTGATCTCGCCTTCATCATGGCATCTGCTATATGGTAAGCAATGCCTGCAATTTCTGTTGCATCGTCCTCATCTTCTTCCTCATCCCCTTTCTCATCCCACATCCAGTCATTGCCATGCAATACTTGGCTGTAGTTATGTTCTACCCACTTCATCGCTAACGGCATCGCCTTCGCTGCGAAGTAATCCCGCAAGTCCATGCCGTTGTTGTAGTCAACCTCATTGGTTATTGGAAATGCTTTCATCCGTTCTTCTCCTTCAGCTTGGCTTCAATATGCTCAACAGACCAGCCAGTAGCCTCTTCTCTTTCCTCATCCGTCAGCCCCTGCCATTCGCGCTTGGGCGGCCCAAGTGTGCATTTTTCGTAGTTAGTACAGCATACGTCGAACAAACCATGCGGGCACTCGCTCATGTGTTTTCCTCCTCGTCATCATCCATGTCTTTTAGCATCTGATTTAAGGCCATCATTGCTTTGCTCTTCTCCATGCGCTGCGCGTGAAGTATGTTCATTGCATCGCTCAAGGCTTGAGTAGCACCATACAGTTCAATGATTTCGTCTTTGATTTCTTGTTTAGTTTTCATGTGTTCTTCTCCTTCAACCTAGCATCTGCCCAGATAGCGCCTTCGTAACAACTCGGTGGTATTTCAGCCAAGTCTTTTGCCGTTAGCCCCTGCCATTCGCGTTCAGGCTGCGCAAGTCGGGCGCGGAGAAATTCGACTGCATTCTGCCAATCCTCTACTATCTTTGCGCTGAACGTCGGCGGTGTAGCGCATTGCAACGCATCCAGCACCTGCTGCGCTTCCTCGCGGGTTAGTGTGATCATGGCGCACCCCTTTCGCGGATAGCAAACGCACAGTAGAGAGCATCACGCGCATCACACACTTTGGCGCATTCCTCTCGCTCATAGGCCGCAGCTAGTTCAGCAAACGCATGGAGGCTTCTCCATTGGCTCTCAGAAATGTATTGTGTCGATCCCAATCCGGTTTCTGCCGCCCATTTAACAATGTCATCTCTGGTCATCAATCAACCCCTCTATCTGGTCGATGAGATGATCTGCAATCCTGCGGTCGTCTACGGCGATCTTGCCCGCTAGATCATCCTTGTGGATCAAATCCATCACGTCCCGCAGCGCTTGCTTGTAGCCGCTAGCGTACTGATCTCCACCTTCTAAGATCATAGTGATGGCATCCCGCACGATCTTGCTGGCCTGCCTGCTGCGGGCTTTCTCCTTCAGCGCGGCGTGAGTCTCTTCCGTCAGGTAGACGGAGTAAGGAATCATTCTCGAGCTTTCCAAGATGCGAACTCTCGCTTTATCCCCAGCATCTTCTCCACCGCCTCCTGGCTTTTTGAAATGTCGGCGCGGCTTTCCACCTTCAGGTATCTCTTTAACCATTCTGTTGCTTCCTTATCTGATTTCTCAATGATCTCCCCAGACTCCTGCAAGAACTGCCAGAAGTCAGGATCTCGGCACAGCATTCCAGACACACGCACCATGTCCTTGGCCAGCTCCGCCTCCCTGTTCATCGGGCGCTCTTCTTCGTTCAGCCTGACCATGACAGTCATGTACCGGCTGCCGACAAAGTCGCGCAAAATCTGTTCGTCTAACTCGTCTGGATGTACTCTGAGGGTCAAGATGTATCCGCTGTTATCTTGTTTCAGCGAAACCTTTACGCACTCAAACTGTGGATGTGACATTCGCTTTCCTTCTGTCGTTGTGCTTCTTGTTTGTTGCTTTGTATTTTTCTGGATTTTTTCTCCTCCACTCTTGGTGCGCCTCAAGATTACAAACTTTGCATTTGCTCATCGGATACTGAATTTTTGAATCAGACCGTTTGTAGAACATATCTAACGGCTTAATTGTTTTGCATGACCTGCACAATTTGTAACCAACAGGAACATCTCTATAAGAATCTCCCGGCATCATTCCGTGTTTGGTGTTACAAGCATGGCAAACGATACCAAGCGATCCATCGCGGTAATGCTGAAGAACTGCTGATGCTGATCTATTTGAATTGTCTATCCAGTGCATTTGTTTTCCACAATCTGGGCAAACCATGTCTTTGGGGACTAGGCGTTCAATCTCATAAAGCGATGGCGCATATTTCTTGTCGTGCTTTGCTGAGCTTTGCATTTGCAAAAACCTTTTGTGTTTTTCACAAACGTTTTTTCTTCCATGTAAAGAGATGGTTTTGTCACCGCAGATGTAGCATTTCATAGAGCCTCCTTAACGAGACTTCATCATGCTACACGAACGGTACTTTGTCAACGCAGCGTCAGGATGTAGCCGGAGTTGTCCTGCTTCATGCCAACCTTGACCGACTCAAACTGGATCGTTTCCATCAACTTATATCCTCCACTCGCAGCACGTACTTACCGCTTGCCCGCTTAGTCCAGCCATGCACTTCCACTCTGATGCCTGCTTCTCTGACACGGGCGATGGTGTCCGACTCCTGGATCTTCTTGATCCTGGCCGCCACGCCAGCCGCCGTTACCTGCACGGCTAGCACTTCATCCCTGCGGATAGCCAAGATGTCACACCATCCCCAGAGATCCTGACGTACACGCTTCCACGGGTTCCACTTCTCCACCACTTCGCAGTGATAGCCCAGCTCCCGCAGATGCTCAAGACTGCGCTGCGTCGGTGACTTAGCGGACATCAGCTATCTTCTTGATCTCTTTGATAGGGATGTCAAACGTGTCGTGTACCTTCAGGATGAAGTTGGGCGTCAGGGACATCTTGCCGTGCCGCATCTTTGAGATGACCGGCGGCTGAAGCTCCATCATCCTAGCCAACGCTGCATCTGTGCCTAGATTGAATCGCTCCAGCAGGTGGTCGATAAGCGCGTTTGATTGTTCTCGCATGGCTCACCTCAGAAGGGAACGTCCGTATCGTCAACGGGAGTAGGAGCAGGAGCGGGTTGCTCTGGCTTCTTCCAAGTGTTGACCTTGAGAGAGAAGTAGGTGCCGTAGTTCCCGTCGTTCTGCCACGCGTCCAGCTTGATGAGAAGCTCATCCTCGTCTGTTGCTTCCAGCAAGCTCTTGACGTACTGGCGCTCCAGTATCAGTTCGCCGTACAGGTCTGGTGACTTAGGATGAAGCTTCTTCTTGCTGTAGTTCAGCTTGCCGGTGTTAGGATTACTCGCCATCTTTGAATGCTCCCTTGTAAGTGCTGAAGGTGGCCAGCATTTCCTTGTAGGCTTCTGGATCCAGCTTCTCAATCTTCTGGTAGATGTCAATGTTGGTACGCCAGATGTCTAGCACCTGCTGCCGAGACTCAGCAACGTCCAGCGCTGTGACCGTCGACTCCACAATGACAGCAAGCCAGTCATCAAAGTTGGTGCCGGGATCAGCAGATACTTTGATCTGCCATTCCTTGTCCTTGCCTTCGATGTGCTTGGGTGGAACGGGTGTAGGTTTTGGAGGTTCTGGAGGTTTTGCTACGACCTTCGGCGCAACGACAGGTGGCCTAGCAGAGTTGGCATCGTCGTCTTCTGGGGCGATGCCGCAGGCTGCCATCAGGCTATAACGGCGGGCATAGCTCAAGGCGCTGCCAAAACCCTGGGGATCCTGCTTGGACGCTGGCATGAACAGACTGCCGCCGGAGATCTGCTCCCCTGACTCATGGATGAAGGTAGTGGAAACCTTTACACCAGACTCATGCTCTTCTGTTAACTGCATCAGGTAGATGTTGTTGTTGTTCAGAGCATCAATCACCGCCTCGATGCAGGCCGACAGATCGGCATACTTACTGCGGAAGTGTGGGTTGGTACTGGTCTTCAGCGCGGGTCCGAACTCCCGCTGCGCCTTGACCAGTGCGCTGGCAATGGCTTTCATTGTTTCTCCCTAGATTGTTATTAGCTGCAAGTGGTATGGCAGGAACCGCCGTAGCAGCAGGTCGTGCAGAAAGTGCAGCGGCCTTGGTTGTCACAGAAGCTGTTCGATGTGCAGCCTGCGTAGGCCAGTGATGCGGAGGCGAGTGCCCAGATAGCGATCAGATATTTCATTTGTCATTCTCCTTACGGTAGGTTTTGTACTGCTCACAAAATGGGGCGACCTGACAGAAAGATTCACAGCGCGTCCTGCCGCCCTCGCGGGTTTCAATGAAGTGCGTACCTTTCTGCTCGGCCAGGTACGCTTCGGCCTCCTGCTTAAACAGAAATACTTTCTTTGCCCGCTTGCCAAACTCGCGCATGACTGCGTAAGTCGTGGGCTTCTCCCACATTTCCTCTGACGTACACGCTGGCATCTCACCGCTGACGGCCGAGAAGTTCGCCTCGTTGTGCATGTTCAGCCGGTCACGAATGTAGTTCTCGCGTACAAGTCCTTCCCACAGCGGGATGTCAATTACCACCACCGGTGCTTGCGGGTAGGTCTCTTTGTTTGCCGCTTCTCTACGGCTCCAATCCCGCACGATGCCGACGATCTTCAGACCAGTAACAGGCACAGACTTCACACGCTCGACCAGCCATGCGTAGATGTTCAGCTGGTCTATCCATTCGGTCTTCTCCTGCTGTACTGCCCACGCAGAGGTGACCTTGTAGTCGCTGATGACTACGCTGCCGTCAGACTGGTATTCCTGCAAGTCAATCTGGCCGCTGATGCTCCAGTTGTTGAACTGCGTGAACAGCCGTTCTTCCACGACATGGTTGTCATCCTTGCCATGTTGCAGGATGTTGTGGACTGCTGACCCGAACAGAGACCAGACCTGATCTGCTGCGTCTACTTCGATCTGGTCAGAATGTCGTCGTCGTAATTGAACTATTTGCGGTGGCGAAAGAATCTCCGTGACGGATATCTCGCTGCTGCCACGGCTGTACGTCGGCCGCTGTATCACGTTCACGAATGTCTGCGGCAGGTTGTGCTTGTTGGTCAACTTCATTGGCTATCCCCTTGGATAATTTTCTGTCATTCATTTCTTTAAGCCAGAGCTTGTTAAGGTGGTTCTTGGAACAATTGAGCGCCTTTGCAATCTTTGACAGGTTGGAGCGGATAGGGGCGGCTTTGCCAGACTCCCAAAGACTGACGCATGAATCTGACATGCCCATCACTCTGCCCAGCTTCACCTGCGATAGACCAGCCGCCAGACGTTTCTCTTGTATGTATTCTGCAAGGGATAGATTTTTGGTAGCCCTGACTAGCTTGGGCTTCTTCACTTCTTCCCACAGCGGTTCGATGACAGGCGCTACCTTTGGCCCGCCCTCCCAGCTCACTATGCCGACTAAGAAATCGTGCCTCCTGCCCATCTGGTGCAGGGTTAAATAAAATTGGTTGACCAGCTCATCCTTCGCGTGTTTGGTGACTGCCACGAACGAGGCCAGCTCAACGGTTAAAACAATCTTCTCCGTGATGATGCTCATACATTCTCCCTTTCATCTGTTGTACTCCCGAATAGAATACTATTGCTACATCTAGTCTATGTCAACAGGTTTATTCATACCAGAACAATGTGTTGCCATGTAGGCAAAGGGTGGTAACGGTTACCACGTTGCCAGATTAGGCCGATGGTGATATTGTTTGTCCGTCCGCGATACTCCCTTCGCGGCTTCTTCGCAGCGGCAATTTCCCCCAGCCACTCCCCTTGCTGGGGGTTTTTTTCGTCCGCGCCGACTGCCTTGCAAAATAGATTGAAATAAAGTACAGTCGAGCTATCTGTTTCCGGGTGGTGCCGAACAGTAGCGCAACACAGCGAAAGAGCGCCCAGTTAAGGCGGCTTCGTCAAAGCTGTAGAGATGGTGGTGTTGCACCCTCTATATGCGGCAAACCAAGCCTAAAGCCTTCTTAACTGGGCTTTTTTATTGGCAGCCGCGACCATCAGATAAAGGATGGGAACATGAACGGCGAGCCAACAAGAAGACAATCTGTGCAGCAATTGCATGAAGCTGCATCTCCGCAGTACGCCGTATTTTTGCGGTGTCCATCTGGCACTCGCGCCAATTTCAAATACCTCCACGATTCACTTGACTCAGCTATAGAGTGCTGTCGCAAGTTTGCAGCCGACATGGCTGGTCGCGGTCATGTGGATTACACGTATTACGCCGTTGAAATCAAGCACCGCGTGGGTATTGAGCGTGGGAAGATTGTTGACGAGCCAACGAAGTAAGTTACCTGTCCCGGCAGGTAGCCGGGCGCGCCGACCGCGATAGTAGTGAGCCTGCATGGGCTGCCGTCGAGAATACACTGGCCGAGGTCTCACCCGCCTGCGAGCCACGCCACCTGTCCGTGAGGGATGGCACAAGAGGGGGAAGCCAGTGGTGAGACATCTTCCCCATCGAGATAATCGCGGCCTTCTGGGATTGCTAGGATCAGCCATAGCTGTATCTGGGCAGGAGTGATACCCCCCAACAGTGCTGCGCAGGGTAGGGGCTATCACCCATGGGGAACCTAAACGCGGAACTCACAATAGACGGGTGTTGACAGGAATCATGTGTTGTACTATCCTAGATGTAGTAGCACAGTGGATTACTAGATATAGGGAGGTCGTGATGCGGGAAGAAGTCTTGAGACTGGCGGAGCTTGCGGGCATCCTGCCGTGGGTGAAGCATGAGTGGACGGGCAAGCAGTTCGTTCACACAGATGAGGGCATGGACGGCGATCTCGCCTGTCTGATGCAGTTCTACACACTGACTGTGGAGCAAGAGCGGGAGCGGGCGGCAATGATCTGCCACACCTGCCGTGAGCTGCGGCCGGACGAGATAGCGGAAAGGATAATAGGACGATGATTCAATTTCACAGATACCGAATACCTGGCGAGCCGGTCGGCTTCGTCGAGGACATTCATGAGCTGGTGGATCTGATGTGCAAGCAGCAGTTTGCACAGCTCTATGCTGGCATCGACAAGACGCTGGAGATGGCCAAGAACTACCGGCAGACCGACCGCATGGCTGCCATCCTCGCGCGTATGGCGTACTGGGGCGGCTTTGAATGGGAGGAGATTGACCCCTACCTGCCAGACCAGCTACCGAGAAACTTCCTGCTGAAGCAGGAGATCGTCGGCTGTCTGGGATTCGAGCGGGCTGCGCGTCGGTACAACATCGACGAGGATCAGTACTACCTGTACCAAGGCTTTGCCCGCCAGACAATCACGCCCGGAGGCAGGGCTTTCCATGGCCATGTTAGCTACCGGCCACGCAATTCTGGCCTCTTCTCCATCATTGAGAACATCATTGCTGCTGCTATCGACGCAGAGCTGAGAGGCTTCCAGCTGCGGGTGGATCTGTCTGGCAACTGGTGGAGTTACGACGAACCCTTCGAGGAGATCTTTGCCGATGTCTTCGAGTTCACCAAGGGTGATCTGCCGATGGTCGTGTTCGAAGATATGCGGGAGCGTATGCTGAACCTGCCGGACGAGATGGCTGCGGAGTACGCCGATCTCAAAGAGGGCTGGTATCGGGAGGTAGCCTACGCCATCAATACCTACGCCGGTTCTGAGTACCCTGATGACGTTGGCACCATGTTCCTGCGGGGTGGTGACAAGCTACGCACAGAGACGATCCTGCCGCCGCTGCGGACTATCCTGAACGATCTGGATTGGATGAGCCGGTTCGTGCGGGAGCGGCACCTGTTGTCGGATGATCCAACGCTGGCCACGACAATTAAATCTTGCACAAACGTGGTTGACCGTAGCGATCAGCTGCCAGGCGGGTATCATCACCTGCCCAACAGAAAGGTATCGTGCATCCCGATTCTTGACCACTTCATCGCCATGACCGAGGCGAAGTACAACTTCTCTTGTCCGTCGGCCAACTTGGTGAACGCTGCCAACTGGTGCCGGATCGACACCGAGAACATCAGTCGGTCTAACCCAGTGTGGAGGTACATGCTGATATGAGCTGGCTCGACTTGGTGATGCACATCCCGTTCGTTGCGGGCGCGTTGATCGGAGCAGGTATCACGCTCGCGATCGTGGTGATTGCAGTTTGCAAACTTATAGGTGACGACGAATGATAATTTCTCTAGACAAAATAATAATCGACGCAGGTACGCAGTCCCGCGAGAAGATCGACGAAGAAGTGGTGGCGCGGTATGCCGACCGTATGCAAGACGGAGAGGTGTTCCCACCTGCAACCGTGTTTCCTCGCGGCGATGGTTTCTACTGGCTAGCAGATGGCTTCCACCGTTTCTTTGCTCGCCGTCGGATCAAAGCACCAAACATCGAGTGCGACGTGCGGGAGGGCGGTCTGCGTGACGCCATGCTGTTCGGCATGGGTGCGAATAACTTACACGGCCTGCCACAGAGCAACGCTGACAAGCGTAGGAACGCACACAAAATCCTGGGCGATATCGAGTGGCAGGAAATGTCTGACCGCAAGATTTCAGAGTTGCTCGGCGTGAGCCATGTCTTCATCGGCAAACTACGCAAGGAGTTAGCAGAGAAGAAGGGCGGTAACGTTACCAGTACGCAAGAACCGCGCCAGCCCAAGCCACCGAAAGAACCAGATCCTGTGGCTGAGTTCAGCGAGAAAGAAGTCGAGCGCGAGACGATGATCGCTGCGATGGATCAGCTGCGGGAAGAGAACGAACAGTTGCAGGACAAGCTAACAGCTTCGATGGCTGGTGGTGATGACATAGAGAAAGAGAAAGCGCAGTCGATCATTGCAGATTTACGCGCTCAGATCAGGATTCTGGAGATAGAATTAAAAGCAGTGAAGAGTAGCCGCGATCAGTTCCAAGCGGAGAATGCACAGCTGATGAAGCAAGTGCAGATCATGCAAAAGAAACTGAAGAAGCTAGAGCAGTAAGCCCAAGCCAGCGGGTAAGTGCTGGCAGAGAAAAGGGGATGTATGTCACTCAATCTTCGCTCTTATCAAGAGCAGACTTTGATCGCCCTGCGTGAAGGATTTGCAAGGGGCAAACGCGCACAGATTCTCTACGCTCCGACGGGCGCAGGGAAAACTGAGATGGCAATCGAGCTGATGCGCGCGACCAAGGCCAAAGGTAACAAAGCGGCCATGCTGTTGGATCGTATTGTTCTGTGCGATCAAACCTCCAAGCGACTAGAGAAATACAAGATCGACCACGGCGTGATGCAGGCGGGTCATTGGCGGTATCGCCCATATGAACCGATTCAGGTTTGTTCAGCGCAGACGCTGGAGAAGCGCGGCACATTTCCAGGATTGAACCTTTTGATCGTGGATGAAGCGCACCAGACGCGCGAACAGACGATGGAGTTCATCAAAAATAATCCCAACGTTCGTGTGATCGGGCTGACTGCGACACCTTTCACGAAGGGGTTGGGCAAGGTGTATGACAACGTGGTCAGCACCGTCACGACAAAGCAACTTGTCGAGCAAAAGATTCTTGTACCGTTGAGGGTGTTTGTCGCCAAAGAAATTGACATGACCGGCGCGAAGAAAGTTGCAGGCGAATGGTCGCAGCAGGAAGCTAGCACTCGCGGCATGAAGATCACCGGCGACATTGTGTCAGAGTGGATCGAGAAGACGCTTGAGATATTTCGCAAGCCGATGAAGACCATCGTGTTCGCATCGGGTGTAGATCATGGCGTTCATCTGGCAAGGAAGTTTCAGACAGAGGGATACAACTTCATCTGCATCAGCTACAAGGATGACGAGGACTGGAAGAAGCAGGTCATCGAGGACTTCTCAAAACCCGATACCAAGATCCAAGGTCTGATCGCAACGGACATATTGACCAAGGGATTTGATGTGCCTGACGTTGCTATCGGCATCTCGGCTCGGCCATTCTCGAAGAGTCTGTCATCACACATTCAACAGATGGGCAGAGTGATGCGCGGCTGCGAGGGCAAAGAGTTTGCTGTCTGGCTGGATCACTCGGGTAACTACCTGCGGTTTCGTGAGGACTGGGAAGAAGTCTTCGAGCAGGGCGTAGATGAGCTTGATGAGGGCAAAGAGAAGGCGAAGAAGGAACCGTCTGATAAGGTCAAAGAGGATAGCAAGTGTCCGAAGTGCCATGCGCTGTGGCCTCGTGGGTCTGATACCTGCTACAACTGCGGCCATGTGAAGGAGAAGAAGAACCAAGTCATTGCCGTGCAGGGTGAGATGGTGGAGCTGACGGGTACTGCGACGCGCGAGAGCAAGCAGGATTTCTGGAATCAGATGGTTTGGCTCATGCGTTATCAGAACTGGAGCAAGGGTAGAGCAGCTCATACCTACAAGGATATGTTCGGCGTGTGGCCGCGCAACCTGGCAGACAACAGGCCGGAAGCACCGTCACAAAAGACCATGAAATTCATCGACAAGAAACTGCGCGAGTTCCGCAAACAGACAAGGGGATACTAATGGACTTCATCGACTTCGCCCGCAGTCATGGGATCATCATCAACGACCTGCCACCCATCGGCCAATGGAAACGTTACCCGACTGAGGATCATCCGAGGAAAAAGAATGGCGCGGTCAAGTATCTCGGCACTCATGGATTCGTGCAGAACCATGCGACCAGTACCGTCGTCAGTTTGTGGAAGCCTGACTCAGTCAATCAACCTGTGGATATGAGAGCGATCATCATCGGCCAAGCGAAGGCCGAGCGCGAGCGCACGAAGCTGGCAAGCGAGGCGGTGAGCAAGGCAGTCAGGATGTTGAACGACAGCGGCTACAGTTCCCACGAATACCTGAAGGCGAAGGGTTTTCCTGATGAGCAGGGTAGCGTGCTGAACATCGAGAACAAACCCGTTCTTCTGATCCCAATGCGGACAGGCAAATCGCTCGTCGGAGTGCAGCAGATATGGCCGGATGGAACCAAGAAGTTTTTGTACGGCCAACGTACCAGCGGCGCGACCTTTACCTTTGATAACAAGGGTCTGAATATTGTTTGCGAGGGATATGCCACCGCGCTGTCTGTTCGTGCGGCCATGAAACAACTGAAGCGCAGGTACACGATTCACGTTTGTTTCTCGGCGGCGAACATGGTGAAAGTGGCGGCAGGTCTGGAGCCTGGGTTAGTCATCGCAGACCATGACGAAAGCGGTACAGGACAGGCGGCGGCCGCAGAGATTGGCTGGCCGGTTTGGATGTCTGATCTCATGGGAGAGGATGCCAACGACTACCACCGTCGGATCGGTTTGTTTGGGTTCTCGCAAAGCCTGACCCAATCAATGCTCGGCATCGGTGTGCTGGGGCATGGCTAGCGTTAAATCGCCATGCGTGAAGGGTTGGATAGTTGCCAACGACTCGATGATCTCCACGCCCAGAGCCAGACACCGGTCACCCTTGCCGGTGTAGTCGGAAATCACCCTGACCTGACCGTCATCATTCTCGATCAGGTACAGGGTGAACATCTTGCGGTTAGTCATGGGCGGAGGATAGCACCGTCTGATGGTCTGCTGCGCCGCCGATGTAGGCATTCAGCGCGTCTTGAATATCAAACATACTGATGCCATGACCTATGCCTGATCGGTTTAATTCTTCCGTCAGGTAGTCAGCAAGGTAAGCGGCCAAAGCGCACAGCTCCTCAGATTTGTTTATGTGTAGCATCGTCTGATCTCCTGTTAAGCGGTGGCAAGTAAGTCGGCGGCGTGGCGTTCGAAAGCGGCACGGGTGTCGTCGATCATCTGTGCGACAGCGCGGCCGGTGTTGTTTTCAACTATCCACCACAGGGTGATGTCGTCTGATTCCTCATGCTTGGCCGAGCGCAGCAGGTCGAGGATGTCGTCATATGCCATGTCGCAGGGATAGTCGGAAAGCCATTGATTCAAGGCGAATGTTTCTGCGGTTTCGCGTAGTGTGTTCATGGGTCTGATCTCCTGTTATTTGAAAAGGGCTTCCCATATCTTGCAGTAGGAAACAAGCCAGCCAAATTGAAAGTCGGTCAAGTTCTCGCGCAAGGCAAGCTCATCGGCACTCTCAAATGGCAGGTCGTTCGCTTTGCAGAATATGAATAATTCTGCTGACATAACGGCGGCAATATGCTCCTGGCAGTCGGCGGTCATGGGTCTGATCTCCTAAGCGGTCAACGCGGCGAAAGTGCGCGGCGTGGTCTGTTCAATCTCAATCTCAATGCCGAGCGCGGCGATATCGCGCAGGGCGTGGCGGGTTAGCGTCTTAGTTCCGGCAATACGCGCGAACAATTGCGCGCGCTCACAGGCGGGGTAAAAGGTTTCAACGCCATAATTTTTGTCGCAGCGGATAGTAATTTTCATTTTGATAACCTCATTAGTTGAACCAGCGTTTTGCTACTGAGCGCGATAATTGGCGGCGGGCGTTGCGTCTGATTTCGTCGCCTGTCTTGCGGTCTGCGGGCAAGTCTGCGCGGAACCTATCCCAAAGCGCAGAAGCTAGAACGGCGCAAACCGCGCGGCGATACTCGGTCGGCCAGTATTGGCCGGTGCAATAGTCAACGGTGTAACCTGAGTCGGTTTTGACTAGCGACAGTCGGCCAGCGTAATTTGCGCGGGCGGCGGCTAGTAAATCGTCGGCGGTGATATTGTCGCGCCAGCTAACGGCTCGGAGCATTTCGCGGGCATGGTGTAGGTCGCGTGTAATGCTGCGGGCTTCGCTGCGGTAAGCGGTCGGGTCGCCATAATTGCAATATTCAAGCTTTGGCCGTTTATGAATCCAGCGTGTGAGGGCGGCGAGTATTTGATCTTTTTCGGTTTGCATGGTCGGTTTCCTTATAGGTCGAGTGGTTGCTGCCCGAAGTTAATCGGGCGGGCGGCTGCGGGTGCTAATGGTCGGGTCTGCTGCGGTTCCTGCTGCTGTAAATGGTCGGGTGCGATTTCCCACATATTCCAGCCACAGGTGATTACTTGGTGGCCGTTTTTCAGCATCTCGTCAATAAATGAGCGGTCGGTTTTGCCCCATTGATCGGAATCAATCGGAAAGCTGCAGACTAGGTGCCAGCCTTGACGGTCGTTTTTCGCGTGATAGTTAATTAGCATGGTCGGTTCCGATCAGAAAAGAAAAAGCACAAAAAAGAAAAACCAAAGAAACAGCGCGCCAATCGCACCGGCTAGCATCTCAAGCAAGGTTTGCATGGTCGGCCTTTGGGAAAAAATGCGGGTCGAGATGGTCGGCGAAGCGGTCGCCTCTCCAGCTATTAACGGTGAACTCAATTTCACCTTGCGCGAGTAAGGCCAAGTCGAAAACGGCGATGCGTGGATTACTCCACTCGCCTGAATCGTCATCGGCGAATCGAACGGCGACCATTCTGCGGGGCGGGTCGGTGTTTTCTTGCATGGTGAAGGTTGCAACTTGGAAAGGCTCTCCGCATACGCCATTGCGGTGGTAAGCGCGGGTAATGTCAGTAATTTTCATATCAGCGGTTCCTTATAAAGTGCCGATCAGAATTCCGTCTTCGTCGTGGATTTCAATAACCCACACGTTGCGGTTCATGCGGCGGGTCGATACCAAGTGCAAGACATATTGCCAATCAGGATCGGCGGCGGCGTTGGCGTTGCGGATTGCTACAGCGCGCTCGTAGTTGCGAAAAAATGTCATGGCGGCGGTTCCTCTCAGGCGGTGGTGGCAAGTTCCTGCGCGATGCGTAATGCACCGGTCAGGGTTTTTGAAGTGCTAATGATTTCTAGGTCGCTTGCGCGGCGTACTACAAAAGGGCGGCTGCGCGGCTCATCCTTCCAGCGGCTTGTCTGGCGGGTGCGCTGATAGTCAACGTACAGGGCTGCGCGGCGCAAGGCGTTATCTTGGCAAAAGTCAGTCCAACGGCGTACAAGTGCGCGCTGGTCGGGCGTGATATCGGCTGCGGCTTGCTCTGCGCGGGTGCTGATAATGATTTGCATGGTCGGCCTTTCAAGCGGTGGTATATGCGTCGATTTCATCGTGGCCGAACTCGTTGCGAGCGATATCGGCGGCAACGTCTATTGCTTGCGCTAACAGAGTCGGGTTTTCTTCATTCAGCATGGAATAACCTGATTCACCAAGTTCCAACGTATCAATCACTAGGTCGGTGACGTTTAACGCTTTACCGGTGGTTAGGTCTTGAATGCAAACTTTCATAGTCATCCTTCAGAAGCGCGCTACAGGGTGCAGCGCATGGAAGGGATATTAGACGATGCAATATATAAGTCAAGGGTGACATATTGCATTATCACATTGTATTTATCAATCAAGTGCCAGGATGCGATAGGGTTGCTATCAGTCGGCCAGGATTGATAGTCTTGATCTTCCGCTTCCGTTCCTGTACTCTGCGCGGCAATAGGGCGCGGCTGCGGGTCGGCGGCGGTAAGTGAGCGAAAGCGAACAGCGGCATAGCATGAACAGAAAATCAGTAAGGGCGCATATAAGCGCAAGCGGTGGGATTGAACAGGCAATGCGAGTGCCAAAAGGAACATTGACCGCAAAGCAAAAGAAGTTTGCCGAACAGGTTGCGCTCGGTGCTACCGGTGCGCAGGCTTACCGGCAAGCGTATAGCCCAACAGCAAAACCAAAAACAGCAGGAAACGCTGCGACAGTATTGAAACAGCACTCGGGTATTGCTTTGGAAATAGAACGGATAGAGAGGGCAAATGAACTGGCTGCGTTGCATTCTGCTACAGGCTTGCGCTCTATTGTCATTTCAACACTGGCCGAAATAGCAACAAATCCCGAGGAAAAGGCCGCAACGCGTGTGCAAGCGGTGCGCAGTATCGGGCAGCTTGTCGGCGTTGATGCATTCAGGGAAACCAAGCGGGTCGAACACGTCAAGGATTCCGGTGAACTGCGCGCGCAGATACTCGATCAACTCAAGACAATGATGCTCGGCACGGCCGATGCGGTCGACGTCGACGCGAATTCCCTGCTGGCGGAATTGTCAGAGCCGGAACCCCACGGGGCGGGTACACCCCCAAATGCAGAATGGGACTCCGACGCGCATGTACATAGTAATGAACTCGAACCATCCCCAAATATTCCCGAACCCAGCGACTCCGATCCCAGCGAAGACCCCCCGTCACCTGCGGAAACGAGATAGGTGGGGGGGATATTTTTTGTGAAAAAAGCAATGTTGTCATTTTGAGTCTGGTAACCGTTACCAGCAGCAAGTTTTATGCCAGATATACAGATCAATCGAGAAATGGTGATGCGTCGTCGGGAGAGGACGTATGAGGAGTGTTTGGGGGTAGGGATGACGCCGGCGCAGAAGGAAGTGTTTTTGGTGATAGATGAGTGGTGGAAGAAGTACGGGTTTGGTCCGTCTATTCGGGATATCTGTCGGATACGTGGGAAGGCGGGGATGGGGAATACGAGTGAGATTATTGCGAGGTTAGTGAAGTTGGGGGTGTTGAAGAGAGTGAAGGGTGGTTATAGGAGTGTTCGTCCCGTTTACATACAGTTCCGGAATTTAGAATGACATATGACGAAGAGTTGATGCTGGATGCCTTTCGGCTGTTGTATCAGGTCTACCGGGCGGAGAAGGCTGGGAGGAAGTACTACCGGCCGGTGAGTATTTATCCAACGCTGGCGAAGATACAGAAGCGGTTGAACAAGCCTGTAAAACAAGAGAATCTGTCTATAGTGGGAATGAGAGAGAGGGCAAATAGTCCGTGGACTTGAGTGAACTGATAGGTAAGCTGCCGGCGGCGGAGCAGGAGAAGCTGTTAGAGCAGGTGGGTCAGTACCGAGATGCGGTCGTCAGAGAACGGGCGCAGGGCAAGTTCATGTCGTTTGTAAAAGAGATGTGGCCGGGATTTATTCACGGAAGACATCACGCCATCATGGCAAAGAAGTTCGAAGAGATCGCGGAAGGGAAGTTAAAGCGGCTGATCATCAACATGCCGCCGCGACATACGAAGTCGGAGTTCGCCTCCTTCTTATTGCCGGCGTGGTATCTGGGTAGGAACCCGGAGAAGAAGGTGATACAGACGTCGAACACGGCCGAACTGGCGGTGGGGTTTGGCCGGAAGGTCAGGAACCTGGTAGATAGCGAACACTACGGCAAGATCTTCCCGAATGTGGGACTCCGAGCCGACTCTAAAGCGGCTGGCCGGTGGGCAACCTCTCACGGCGGAGACTATTTCGCTATCGGGGTTGGAGGTACGGTCACTGGTAAGGGTGCGGATCTACTAATAATAGATGACCCGCATTCGGAACAGGAAGCGAGGCTGGCGCAAGGAGATCCGACGGTCTTTGACAGTGTGTATGAATGGTACACATCTGGTCCTCGGCAGCGTTTGCAGCCGGGTGGGGCGATTGTGGTGGTGATGACGCGCTGGTCGGACAAGGATTTGACCGGCCGAGTGCTGAAATCTGACGCAACCGAGTGGGAAGTGGTGGAGTTTCCAGCCATTTTGCCGTCGGGGAACAGCCTCTGGCCTGAATTTTGGCCTGTAAATGAACTTCTGGCACTGAAAGAGGAGCTTCCACCCTATAAATGGAACGCTCAGTACCAGCAAAAGCCCACGGGAGAAGAGGGTGCGCTGGTAAAAAGGGACTGGTGGCAGCTCTGGGAGGGAGAAAGAGCGCCTGCGTGTGAATTTATCATCCAATCTTGGGACACGGCGTACACGAAAAACCAGCGGAGTGACTATTCCGCGTGTACGACATGGGGTGTCTTTCACAAAGACGAGGATGAAAGTGATGTGAACATCATTTTGCTGGACGCGTGGAAGGGAAAGGTGGAGTTTCCTGACCTAAAAGCGAAGGCAAAGGAGATGTACGACGACTGGGAGCCGGATGCCTGCATTATTGAAGCCAAAGCAGCGGGTGCGCCGCTGATATTTGAGCTGAGAAAGATGGGCGTGATGGTTCAGGACTTCACACCGACACGCGGCAACGACAAGTTCGTGCGTCTGAACAGCGTTACAGACCTATTTTCTTCCGGTAAAGTGTGGGCGCCTGACAAACGGTGGGCAGAGGACGTAATCGAAGAGTTTGCGCGGTTTCCGAACGCAGAACATGACGATTTGGTCGACTCTGGCGTACAGGCGTTGATGAGATTTCGACAGGGCGGGTTCCTGCGGCTAGGTTCTGATGAGGAAGACGAGCCGCTTCACCGCCGCAAGCGGGTTTACTACTAAGGACAGATCATGGCGACAAATATAGACAAGGCGCTGTACCAATTACCGGCCGGGCTGGACGACGGGATGGAGGATGAGTCGATTGAGATTGAGATCGAGGATCCAGAGTCGGTAACTGTTGGGCTAGGCGACCTGAAACTGGTGATGGACATGGAAGAAGAGGACGATGAGTTCGCTGAAAACCTGGCCGAGAAGATGGAAACGGACGAACTGGAGTCGTTGGCATCAGATCTGTTGAGTGACTTCCAAGATGATCTGGATTCCCGCAAGGACTGGATGAAAACCTACGTCGACGGCCTAGAGTTGCTGGGCATGAAGATCGAGGAGCGCTCAGAACCATGGGAAGGCGCGTGTGGTGTGTATCACCCACTGTTATCAGAAGCGCTGGTGAAGTTCCAAGCAGAGACAATTATGGAAACCTTCCCGGCATCCGGTCCGGTGAAGACAAAGATCGTCGGCAAAGAAACACCCGGCAAGAAAGATGCGGCCGAGCGGGTTCGGGATGACATGAACTACCAGTTAACAGAGGTGATGACCGAATACCGGCCTGAACATGAGCGCATGTTGTGGGGCTTGGGGCTGGCAGGGAATGCGTTCAAGAAGGTGTACTACGATCCTTCTCTCGGCAGACAGGTATCTATCTTTGTACCGGCTGAAGACGTGGTGGTTCCGTACGGGGCGAGTAATTTGGAGTCGGCACCGCGTGTAACTCACGTGATGAGAAAGACGAAGAATGAGTTACGCCGCCTGATGGTTGCTGGCTTCTACCGGGACATTGATCTGCCGGAGCCGGAGAATGTTCTAGACGATATTGAGAAGAGTATCGCCGAGAAGATGGGCTTTCGGGCGACGACGGATGACCGCTACAAGATCCTTGAGATGCAGGTGTATCTGGATCTGCCGGGGTACGAAGATAAGGATGATAAGGGCAAGCCGACTGAGATTGGGTTGCCTTACATCGTGACGATAGAGAAGACGTCACAGGAGGTATTAGCAATCAGACGGAACTGGCGGCCGGAAGATGAGACCTATCAGAAGAGGAACCACTTTGTTCACTACCCATATATCCCCGGCTTTGGATTCTATGCCTTCGGCCTTATTCATCTTATCGGTGCTTTCGCTAAGTCTGGTACTTCTATTATTCGTCAGCTGGTTGACGCTGGGACTCTATCGAATCTGCCTGGCGGTCTTAAAACTAAGGGCATGCGAGTCAAAGGAGATGACACTCCAATTGCACCCGGCGAGTTCCGAGATGTGGACGTCGCGGCCGGCACGATCAGAGACAACATCCTCCCACTTCCGTACAAAGAGCCGAGCCAAGTTCTTCTTGGATTGATGAACCAGATTGTTGAGGAAGGGCGCCGATTTGCTGCGGCGGCTGACCTCAAGATCGCTGACATGTCGGCCAACTCACCGGTTGGAACGACGTTGGCGATTCTGGAGCGCACGTTAAAGGTCATGTCGGCGGTGCAGGCGCGTATCCACTACGCGATGAAACAGGAGTTGAAACTGCTGAAGGACATCATCCGGGACTACACGCCGGATGAGTATTCGTACGAACCGACAGAAGGATCGCCTCGTGCGAAGAAGTCGGACTACGACGATGTCGATGTCATCCCTGTTTCTGATCCCAACTCGGCCACGATGGCTCAGAAGGTAGTGCAGTATCAGGCGGTGATGCAGATGGCGCAGGTCAACCCACAGATCTATGACATGGTGGAGTTGAACCGTCAGATGTTAGAGGTTCTAGGTATTAAGAACGTCGGCAAGCTCGTTCCGTCGGCGGAAGATCAGAAGCCAAAAGACCCTGTGTCCGAAAACATGGCGGTGTTGAATGGCAAGCCGGTCAAGGCGTTCATCTACCAGGATCATCAAGCGCACATTCAGGTTCACATGTCGGCCATGCAGGATCCGAAGATTGCGATGTTGATTGGCCAAAACCCGCGCGCGCAGATGATGCAGGCGGCGTTAATGGCTCATATCAATGAGCATGTGGCGTTCGAGTACAGGAAGCAGATCGAAGAGATGCTGGGCGTTCCACTACCGGAGATGGACAAGGAGTTGCCACCGGAGTTGGAAGTCGAAGTGTCTCGGATGATGGCGGCCGCTGCTGGCAAGTTGTTGCAGAAGGATCAGGCCGAGATGGCGCAGAAACAGGCGCAGCAGGCGGCGATGGATCCAATAGTCCAGATGCAGCAGCAGGAACTCATGCTCAAAGGGCAAGAGCTGGAACTCAAGAAGCAGAAGTTGGTGGTGGAAGCTACCGAGAAGGCGGACAGAATCCGCATCGAGGAAGAGCGCATCGCCGCGCAGAAAGAGATCGCTGGCATGCAGGTTGGTGCCAAGTCGGCCAAAGACAAGGCAGACATGGAAGCCAAAATGGAACTGGAAGGTATCCGTGTTGGCATGCAGATCGCCAAAGATCAGGCCGAGATGAACCGTCCACAACCGAAGCAACCGGCCAAAAAGAAGGACTAATTTATGGAAAAGGCGTTTGAAATACTTCTCAAACAAGTACGTGACAAGCGCGAACAGGTGGTTGAAGCCGTGTCCAACAGCGCGGCGCATGACTACGCTGAGTACCAGAAACTCTGTGGTGAGATCCGAGGTCTCTCAATTGCAGAGGGTTACATCCTAGACCTTGCCAAGAAAATGGAGTTTTCCGATGAGTGAATTACTAATCGCCAGTCAAGATGGCGAAACTTCGACGCTGCCAGAAACAGCCGAGGAGAAAGCAAAGCAACTGCCAGAGCCTACGGGCTACCACATTCTGGTGGCTTTGCCGGAGGTAGAAGACAAGTTTGACAGCGGCCTCGTCAAAGCAGACCAAACCCTGTACGAAGAGAAGGTGCTAGCTACTGTCTTTTTTGTGATGAAAATGGGACCTGATTGTTACAAAGACGAAAAGAGATTCCCAAATGGTCCATGGTGCAAGGAAGGAGATTTTATTCTCGCCCGTCCGAACACTGGCACAAGGCTGAAGATCCACGGTCAAGAGTTCCGACTCATCAATGACGACGTTGTGGAAGCCGTTGTGCAGGATCCGCGCGGCATCAGCCGGGCTTAACAAAGGAGAAACAAATGGACAAGGAAGATTTCAAGTTCCCGGACGAGGTGGAGAACAAAGCCGAAGCCGAGGATAAGTTTGAGATTGAGATCGAAGACGATACCCCGCCGGAGGACAGGGGCCGCCAGCCGATGCCCAAGGAGATCGTTGAGAAGCTGGAGTCTGACGAGCTGGAGGAATACTCGGAGGAAGTAAAGACCAAGCTCAAACAGCTAAAGAAGGTCTGGAACGACGAGCGCCGTGAGAAAGATCAAGCGTTACGGGAGCAGCAGGAGGCTCTTGCTTATGCCAAGCGGTTGATGGAAGAGAACAACTCGCTGAAAAGCAGGCTGAGTTCTGGTGAGCAGGCGTATGTAGCTACGGCTAAATCGGCGGCAGAGCTAGAGTTTGAGTCGGCCAAGAAGGAGTTCAAGGAAGCCTATGACTTGGGTGACTCTGAACAGATCCTTCAGGCGCAGGAGAAGCTGAACAGAGCGCAGTACAAATTACAGCGGGTGTCAGAATTTGTTCCGTCTAGACAAGAGGAAGAAGTTCCTGTACAAGCTGTTGCCAATACAGTACCTCGTCCTGACCAAAAGACGATAGCGTGGCAAGAGCGCAATCAATGGTTCGGTAAGGACGAAGAAATGACCAGCTTGGCTCTGGGCTTGCATCAGAAGTTGGTCAGTCAGTACGGCACGGCATATCCGTCCACTGATGAATACTGGCACAAGGTCGACGAAACTATGCGTCGTCGGTTCCCAGAGCATTTTGCAGACGAGGAGGAAGCTGAACCTCAAGGCTCTAAGCAGGAGGCAAAACCCCAGCGAGAGAAGCCTGCTCCGGTAGTAGCGCCTGCAACGCGCAGCACTGGGTCCAAAAAGATCACAGTCAAGCAGTCCGCAGTCGCCATGGCAAAGAAACTTGGCGTACCGTTGGAAAAATACGTGCAGGAAATGCAAAAATTGGAGGCGAGAAATGGCTGAGAATCGTATGCCCCGTAGTACAGAGAGTCGTAACCAAACGCAGCGTCCCCAGCAGTGGAGGCCGCCGGAGCTTCTGCCAGAACCAGATAAGCAACCGGGTTACAAGTACCGTTGGATTCGCGTTTTGCTCGGAGGACAGTCCGACGCCCGCAACATCTCTTCCAAGATAAGAGAAGGTTGGGAGCCGGTGAAGGTCGAGGAGCAGCCGCAATATGCACTGCTAGTCAATGGCGAGGGCCGGTGGAAAGACTGTGTCCAAGTCGGCGACGTGTTGTTGTGCAAGACGCCTGAAGAGCTGGCCGAGCAGCGTAATCAACATTACCTAGCTCAATCGGAACAGCAAATCAGAGCGGTGGACAACAACCTAATGCGTCAAAATGACCCACGTATGCCGTTATTCAAAGAGTCGAGTTCCTCGACCACGAAGGGCGGCGGTTAAACTTATTGGAGTTATCAATGGCATATCCTACTGTATCGAAGCCTTATGGGCTTCAGCCGATCAATTTGATCGGCGGTCAGGTGTACGCCGGTTCGACTCGCCTATTCCGTATTGCTAGCGGCTACGCTACTAGCATCTACTATGGCGATGTAGTCAAGATCAATGCCGATGGCACGATTGTCAAAGACACTGGCACGACTACAGCAACACCGGTTGGCATCTTCTTGGGTTGCACTTACACCAACCCATCAACCAAACAGAAGCTGAACTACCAGTACTACGCTGGTGGCACGGCTGCTGACGACATCCAGGCGTACATAGTGGATGATCCGGACGTTCTGTTTAAGGTTGCTGCTGTTTCGGCTGGTACTACCGTGGCTTTCTATAGCTCGGAGCAGATCGGTTTGAACGCGGCGCTGGTTCAGAACAACGGCTCGAACACTACGGGTGATTCGCAGGTCGCAATCAACGGCACGACGTTTGCCACGACTGCATCTCTGCCAATCCGTGTGGTTGATATTGTTCCTGACACTTCCAATAGCGCTAACGGCTATTGCGAGTTCATTTGCAAATTCAACGCACCGTACATTGTTTCCACGTTCACGAACACATCGAACACTGTTACCTCAGTGGTAACTGGTGGTCATGCGTATCTGAACCCGACTGGTGTTTAAGGAGTAAGACATGGCTATTTCACGCGCACAACTACTGAAAGAGCTACTGCCTGGCCTGAACGCCCTGTTCGGCATGGAGTACGCTCGTTATGGTGAAGAACACAAAGAGATCTACGAAACCGAGACCTCTGAGCGTTCCTTCGAAGAAGAGACCAAGCTCTCTGGCTTTAGTGCTGCACCGGTCAAGAACGAAGGTTCTGCGATCCGGTACGACAACGGCCAGGAAGCTTGGACCGCACGATACAACCACGAAACCATCGCTCTGGGTTTCTCGCTGACCGAAGAGGCCATCGAAGATAACCTGTATGACAGCCTTTCGGCTCGTTATACCAAGGCGCTGGCTCGTGCGATGTCCTACACCAAGCAGGTGAAGGCGGCGGCAGTTCTGAACAACGGCTTCTCGTCCACCTATCCTGGTGGCGACGGCGTTGCTCTGTTCAGCACAGCCCACCCGCTGGTATCCGGCGGCACCAACAGCAACACACCGTCGACCCAAGTTGACCTTTCGGAAACCGCGTTGGAAAACGCAGTCATCCAGATCGCAGCTTGGACTGACGAACGTGGTCTGCTGATCGCCGCACGTCCCCGCAAGCTGATCGTGCCACCGGCACTCCAGTTTGTGGCCACCCGTCTGCTGGAGACTCAACTCCGTCCGGGAACCAATGACAACGACGTGAACGCGATCGTTAACAACGGTTCGATCCCGGAAGGCTATACGATCAACCACTTCTTGACCGATACGAACGCATGGTTCCTGACCACTGATGTTCCTAACGGCATGAAGCACTTTGTTCGTATTCCGTTGCAGAACTCGATGGACGGCGATTTCGACACAGGTAACGTACGTTATAAGGCTCGTGAGCGTTATTCGTTCGGCTGGTCGGATCCACTTGGTATGTTCGCATCCCAAGGTGCTTGATAGAAGGGGGGTTAAAAACCCCCCTTTTTTCATAGATTTATGCTATAACGCAGTAACCCCGGGAAACCCGGTGAGGCAAACAGTCCCGGCTGACGACATGCAGATTGCCCCACCTAACTCGCATGTGAGGACAATTCGATGGCTGTATCTACTACCCAATCCATTTGGCGTTCGGGCGGCGGTGATAACACTCGCCAAGCCTACTGTGGCACCGGCGTCATGGCAGCAACTTTCTATGTTGCTAACGCGGCAGTTGCCGGCAACGTTGTTGTTGCTTCTGGCTCTACCGTCCCTGTAATTCTCCCTGCTAATGCTGTTGTCACATCGGTAATCATCACCAACGGCCTGACCAGCGGCACGATGAATGTCGGCTACACCACTATTGACGGTGCGACTTCGAACGCTGCGTTCTATGTGTCTGCTTTGGCGGCGACTTCGGCTAAGACTGTGACTCCTGGTGCTACCGGCGCAGGCGCAGGCATCGGCACTGTTGGCAGCGCATCTAAGAACTTTACTGTTACTTCAGAGAGCGCAAGCTCGGCGGTGGGTGATGTTGCTGGTTACATTACTTACTACGTCACTGATCCCCTCTTTGGTCAGCAGAACAACTAATAGGGGGCCATTATGGCTATGCAATCAGACGTACGGCCGGGTATATGTCCGGCCAACGCCACGACTGTAGTACTGGAAGGCCGCACCCGTTTGAAGGGCGGCTTGATTCAGTACGGCACAACGGCGACGGTGCAGATCAAAGATGGCGCTTCCAATCTGGTGGTGTTCACAGCGCCCGGTGTAGCAGGCGTTACTCCGCTGAACATCCCTGATCAGGGGATCATCTGCAAGTCGAACCTGACTGTTGTGACCAGTGTTGGCGCAAACGTAACGGTGTTCTATGGCTAAGAGTCCGGCTTGGCAGCGTAAGGAAGGCAAGAACCCTGAAGGCGGCTTGAACGCCAAGGGTCGCGCCTCCTACAACAAAGCCAATCCGGGTAAGCCAGGGTTGAAAGCGCCGCAGCCAGAAGGCGGCTCAAGGAAGAAGTCATTCTGTGCCCGGATGTCCGGTATGAAGAAGAAGCTGACTTCCGCCAAGACTGCTAACGACCCGAACAGCCGTATCAACAAATCTTTACGGAAGTGGAAGTGTTGACCGTGGACTTAGCATTTGTCTGGAACGGCGCTCTATCGCTGTTTGTTGGCTTATTTGCGTATATCGCGCATGAGAAGTTCTCCGAGCTAGCGCGGATCACGATCTTGTTGAACAAGACCCGTGAGGAAATTGCTCGTGACAACGTGACCAAGGCGGAAGTGGATCGCATCACGGATCATATAGATCAGCGGTTCAATCGGCTGGAAACCAAGATAGATCAGTTGATTGAATCTCAACGGAGAGTGTTATGAAAAAGAAGGCCAAGCGCTATCAAGAAGGCGGTGTTTTGCGTGACCGTTTCGGCAATCCAGTGCGATCTGGTTCCGGCGAAGCGGTAAGAACCAGATACCCAGAGCGTTCTTACGATGAGCAGTCTACTGCCGACATGACTGAGAGCAGCGACTACAGCGGTCGTCGCATGAAGTCGCCAGAGCGCAGCATGTCTGACATGGACTCTGACAGCTCGTACATGCCAAGCGGTCGCACGCCAAGCATCGGCTACGGCAATGACGAAGAAACCTCTGAGCGTAAGATCACTGACTATATTCGGACAAGTCCCAAAGAAGACAGTGTCACTGAGACCGTCAAGGAAGAGGTCAAACCAAAGCCGAAGCCAAAACCAAAGCCTAAAACCAAGAAAAAAGAACTTTCTGGGATGTTTGGCGATATTGATTCTGATGCTTTGAACAAACGTCGCTTGGAAGGCTTGAAAAAAGAAGATTCACCGTACGGCAAAAGCGAGCGTCTTAAAGCCATGGCTGGCACCTTCTCTGCTGATCGCGCTTTCAAAAGTACCGCAGCATCTACTCCGTACGGTCGGTCAAAGATGGGCATGAAGTCGGGCGGCAAAGTATCTTCTGCATCATCCCGTGCTGATGGTATCGCCCAGCGCGGCAAGACAAAAGGAAGGATCTGCTGATGAACATGCCCCAGATTCAAGCTCGCATCACAGAGCTTGAGGCGCGTCGGGCTCGTGGCGAGTCTGTGCCGGAGCTAGATGCTTTGTACAAGAAGATGGACGCTATGACCGAAGAAGGCTATCGCACTGCGACTGGCGAAGGTAAGCCAAAAACAGAGAAGAAAGCTCGCGGCGGCATGGTTGGATCTGCTTCTAAACGCGCTGATGGCTGCGCTATTCGGGGCAAAACCAGAGGGAAAATGGTATGAGAAAGCGCAGAAAGTTTGCTGACGGTGGTGTCACCGGTCAGACGCAGCAGCCGACATATCCGTTCTACGGCAATCAGCCCATGGCTGGCGGTCAGAGTGGTGGCATGAATCAGACGTTCAACATGCAGCCACAAGCCATGTCTGGTCCGAATGATCAAATGACACAGCGTTTTGCCAAGGGCGGCCAAGCCAAAGTTGGCAAGGTGATGGGCGAGTTCAAAGCCGGGAAGCTGAAGTCTTCGTCCGGTCAGAAGGTTACTAATCCCAAGCAGGCCATTGCAATCGGTCTTTCCGAAGCTGGCCTTTCCAAGAAAGCCAAAGGAGGCGAGATGAAAGAGTCAAAAGCAATGGTCAAAAAGGAAGTGTCGTTCATGAAGAAGAAGGGCGCTCCCAAGTCGATGGTCAAGCACGAGATGGCAGAGGCTGGCATGAAGCACGGCGGCAAGGTCAAGAAGATGGCGATGGGCGGCTACGCTGATGGCGGTATGCCGATGGTCATGAAGGACGGCCAGAAGGTGCCAGCTTTCGCAGCTGACGGTAAGGGCAAGATGGCTAAAGGTGGTATGGCTATGAAGAAGATGGCTTCTGGTGGTCTAGCTGCTGGTCACAAGGCTGCTGACGGCGTTGCTACGAAGGGTAAAACCAAGGCGATGCAGGTCAAGATGAGCGGCTCTACTGGCATGAAAAAGGGCGGCATGACCAAGATGAAAAAAGGCGGGTACTGCTGACATGATGAAGTCACGCGGCATGGGAGATATCTCCCCTACCAAGATGCCCGGCGGGAAGAAGAAGTCTCGTCGGGATAACACTGACTTCACGCAGTACAAAGAAGGTGGCAAGGTCAATGCTGCGGGCAACTACACGAAGCCTAGTCTACGCAAGCGGATCGTGGCGCAAGTGAAAGCGGCAGCAACGCATGGCACCGGTGCAGGGCAGTGGTCAGCCCGCAAGGCGCAGCTAGTAGCCAAGAAGTACAAAGCGGCAGGCGGGGGATACAGAGATTGAAAGCCCCGCAACAGTCGCTGAAAAACTGGGGCGATCAGAAATGGCGCACCAAGAGCGGCAAGCCGTCATCAAAAACTGGTGAGCGGTATTTGCCGGAGAAGGCGATCAAAGCTCTGAGTCCTGCGGAGTATGCAGCAACGACGAAGGCAAAGCGGGCAGGTAAGGCAAAAGGCAAGCAGTTTGTTAAACAGCCCAAGGGCATAGCACAGAAGACTGCGAGATTCAGGTAATGGCGTACACGACATCCACAACAGCGTTTAATCCAGACCTCAACGAGATATTCGAAGAGGCGTTCGAGCGTTGTGGCTTGGAGATGCGCACGGGGTATGACTTCCGTACGGCGCGTCGCAGCCTGAACTTGCTGCTGACGGAGTGGGCTAATCGCGGTATCAATTTGTGGACTATTGAGTCGGCAACGATCCCGCTTGTACAAGGGCAGATTACCTATGATCTACCTATTGATACCGTGGATTTACTGGAACATGTTATTCGAACTAATCCCGGTCAGATTGGTACCCAGTCAGACATCAACATCAACCGTATCTCCGTCTCTACGTACGCAACGATCCCGAACAAGCTCACGCAAGGCCGGCCGATCCAAGTCTGGATAAACCGCCGCAGCGGGCAGACAACTGACGTACCTGGTGCTACACCACAGAATCCGCAGATTAACGTGTGGCCATCGCCGGATCAGGGTACAGCGCAGACACCGTACTACTACTTTGTGTACTGGCGGCTGCGTAGGATGTTTGACGCGGGCAACGGTGTGAATGTTGAGGACATCCCATTCCGTTTCCAGGAGCCGCTGATCTGCGGGCTGGCATATCGGTTGGCGATGAAGTTACCGGGTGGTTTGGAGCGACTACAGTTTTTGAAAGCGCAGTACGACGAGTCGTGGGAAATGGCGGCAGGCGAAGATCGGGAAAAAGCCCCGGATCGTTTGGTGCCTCGAATGATTACGTACAGGTGATCTGTGCCGAGTAAGTATGCAAGTGGCAAGAAGTCGATTGCGGAATGTGACCGCTGCGGCTTCCGGTTCATGTTGAAAGAGTTAAAGACACTGACGATCAAGACGAAGAACGTCAACATCAAGGTGTGCAAGACGTGTTGGGAGCCGGATCAGCCGCAGTTGAGTCTTGGTATGTACCCGGTGAACGACCCGCAGGCAGTGAGAAATCCGAGGCCGGACAAGTCTTACTGGCAGTCGGGATTGACGGGATTACAGACGGACAACACCTCTGGCACGAACATATTGCAGGATGGTTTCCCTGCCGGTGGTAGCCGGATCATCCAGTGGGGTTGGGCACCGATAGGTGGGGCTAGGGCGAATGACGATGGACTGACGCCAAACAATCTAGCGCCGGTGACGATTGTGGCAAACGTGACTATCAACTAGGAGTAAGAGATGGACAAGATGAGAAAGGTCGCCAAGGCAGCGGTCAAGGCACACGAAAAGCGCATGCACAAAGGCATGAAAAAGGGTGGCGTAACTACATCCGATCTGAAAAAATACGGGCGCAACGAGGCACGTATTCATAACCAGAAAACCAAGTGAGGTTGATATGGCTAAGTACTCAATGAAGAAGGGTGGGAAGGAAGTTGGACCCGCTTCGGTTTACGCTCCGCCTCACACGATGACTGGCAAGTCTGTGCCTGCCAAGTTGAAGAAGATGGAAGATCCGAACAATATCGCGGTGGACAAGCTTGGTCCGAGAACTGCGGTGCAGCGCGTGTCTGCGGGTGATCCTGGTCGGGAAGATACGAAGACGACTGGCATCAAGATCCGTGGCACTGGTGCTGCTACTAAGGGTGTAATGGCTCGCGGCCCAATGGCATGACATACACAGAGTTAGTCAGCGCGATTCAGGCGTACACGGAGAACTACGACTCAGACTTTGAGTCGTACATTCCCACGTTCATACGCCAGACAGAAACCCGCATCTACAATGCGGTGCAGTTGCCGTCTATTCGCCGCAACTCCACTGGCATCATGCAGACGGGTAACAAGTACTTGACTGCTCCCAACGATTTCCTAGCGGTGTACTCCATGGCTGTGATCGAGAACTACGGCACAGCGACTGAGGAGTATCACTACCTGCTGAACAAGGATGTGAACTACATCCGTGCTGCGTATCCCACGCCGGCAGATCAGGGTTTGCCCAAGTACTACTCAATCTTCGGACCGCAGGTGACGAGCAACGTGGCGGTAGATGAGCTGACGTTTATCTTCGGCCCAACACCTGATCAGGCGTACACGCTAGAGCTGCACTACTACTATTACCCAGAGTCGATTACGACGGCTGCTGACGGCCGCACGTGGCTGGGTGACAACTACGATCCGGCGCTGTTGTACGGCTCTCTGCGTGAGGCTTACCTGTTCATGAAGGGCGAGCAAGATTTGATTGCCAACGTCGAGGCCAAGTACAACGAGGCTATGGGCGAACTGAAACGTCTGGGCGATGGTATGGAGCGTCAGGATGCGTACCGCAGTGGTCAGGTTAGGGTGAAAGTGACATGACGATTTACCAAGGCCTGACTACGTCGTTCAAGGTGGACATCTTAAATGGCCGCCAGAATGTTGCGTCCAACACGCTGAAGATGGCGCTGTATGACGGCTATGTAGAGATGGGCGAGAGTACGACTGAATACTCGCCGACGAATGAGGTAACCGGTGCTGGATACACGGCGGGCGGAAACACGCTAGCCAACGTGTCGATATCTTCGACCAGCAACGGGATTGTGTATGTAAGCTTTGACAATGTTTCATGGACATCAGCGCAGTTTGTTGCGCGGGGTGCGTTGATCTACAACGCCACTGTAGCGAACGCGTCGATAGCCACGTTGGATTTTGGTAGCGACAAGACGCAGGCTGCCAATGGCACATTTACGGTGACGTTGCCTCCCAACACATCGTCCAGTGCGTTAATACGTATTAACTGAGGAGTCATCATGACGATTGAGAAATCAAAATCCAGCGAGACCGTAAGCGCCAATACTGAGCGCAAGACGGGTTTTGCTGAAGGCGCGTCCGGCGGTGGTGTGTTTACTGTCACCTGCTACGACAGCGAAGGCAACCAAAAGTGGGTGGACATGGGCTCCAATCTGGTGGTGAACACCGGCTTGCAGGACATGAACACCAAGTACTTCAAGGGTTCGACCTACACGGCTGCGTGGTACATCGGCCTGATCAACAACACATCGGCTTCAACCACGTTCTCCGGTGGGGATACGTTGGCATCTCACGTTGGTTGGGATGAGAACTCCAACTACAGCGGCAACCGCCCGCAGGTAACGTTTGGCAATGCCACGCTGGCAGATCCATCCAACATCAACAACGCGGCTTCCTTGGCAACGTTCACGATGACTGCGAACGCTACGATCTCGGGTGCTTTCCTGTGCAACGTGGCAACTGGCACATCTGGCTTGTTGTTCTCGGCGGCAGACTTCCAAGCGCCGGGCGACCGTACGGTGGTCAGCGGTGACGTTCTGAACGTGACGTACTCGTTCAACCTTGATGCGACTTGATAGGGGATGGCCATGTTCAAAAGAGGCGATGTTGTAAAGCTGAAGGCCGTAGTGCCACAGGGTCCGATCATAAAGATGCGCATGGACGATGATGGCGGTATCTGGTGCTTGATGGAGTGGACTGCCGAGGACGGCCAGGTTCACAGTCGTTGGTTCATGGATAGTGAGTTAGAGGCTGCGGAGTAATGTGTGGCAGAGGGCGGATTTGGTAGCGGCACATGGGGGCAGGCCGGATGGGGTTGCTCTGTTTATGATCGGCTGATATCAAATGGCGGCTGGGGCAATGGTGCGTGGGGTTCTGATGGTTGGGGTCTGGGTGATGGCGGGTTGGTCAAAGCTCTTGACCAAGTCAGTTCAGAGATACAGCCCAGAATCGTTGCAAACATTGCAGAGTCTGTTGTTGTTACTGATGTTTACCTTGCTGCTGTTGCCCTTGGCGTATCTGTCACCGACACAGCTGCTGGAGCTGATAGTGTTGCATCTACCAAGTCGGTTACCGGTGTTGTAACGGAGAGCGTAACAGGCAACGACACAGTCAGCTCGCTGGTTACGATCAACGGGCAAGTCAGTGAGACGACGCAGGCAGCAGATGTAGTAAGCAGTTTGGCGAATGTAAACTCTCAGGTATCTGAGAGCGCGGCGGCAAGCGATGCAGTTACTGGCATTAGAAACAGGTTTGGTACGGTCAGCGAGTCGGCAGCAGGGAATGACACAGTAGCTTCGCAGGTTGCGCTGATTGGCGTGGTGGCAGAGACGGTAGCAGCACAGGATCTGGTGAAGGGTGTATTTGGTGTATCTGGCAGGATTGAGGAAACCGCGAATGCAGCAGATCTACCTGATGGATTTAACACAGCGTCAGTTTCGGTATCTGAGAGCGCGTCTGCCTCTGTTGAGTTCTCTACGCTGGTCACCTTTGCTGTCAGGGTGGACGAAGCAACAGCGGCTTCAGATCTTGCTAGCGCGAGTGCCAGCTTCATTGCGCGGATCAACGAAACCGTCGTGGCAGAAGATGTGGCACGACGCAGATTTTTGTGGGAACTTATTGAGACAGGTGGTAACGTCACTTGGTCAGTTATTAACACCGG